CGGGAGCGCAGGTTGAGACTAAACGTCAGTCAAGTAGTCTGACAAGCACAAGGAGTTGAGATGGACGCAGGAATTTCGTTCGGAGAAGGCACAGACAAGACCGTACTGGATATGGAGCGCGACGACCCGAAGTGGCAGGATATCGAGCAGTATCGTGGATCTCAGAACCGGACTGACAGGGTCAGTCTGATCGTAGGCAAGGCTCTCCCCGTCAAGTACCACTGGGAAGAGGGCATGCCTCGATTCTACTGCTTCGATGGTGCCTGCTGCAAAGCATCCGACCCGAAGGTACGGTTCATAGTTCCGATCATCCAGTACACAACCAACGCTGATGGCAAGATCGTCAGCCCGGACTTCGAGATCAAGTACCTGCTGATTCCGTCGGAGTTGTACAAGAACTTCCGGAATCTGGCAAAGCAGGAAATCGACGTGACCCGCAAGGACTTCATTGTCACGTGCAGCAACGAGAAGATGCAGAAGCTGGCAATCACCCCGATTGCTGATGCGGCGTGGCGTAAGGAAAAGGCGTTCGAGGCTAAGGTTCTGGCTGAGGCTGCTCGCTTAGTCCCGAAGATTCGCGGTTACGTAGCCAAGACAATCACCGCCGAAGACTACGCCATTCAGCGGGGCGAATTCAACCCCCCGAAGGAAGAGGCAACGGACCCAAGCGATGAAGACCTGTCTCAGATGTTCAAGGTTGACTAAGCTAGGGGGTTGGGATGCCGAAGCGTAAGCCAGTAGTACGAGATGAGATGGAGGAGGGGCAGCCAAAAGCTGCCCCCACCTCCCGGTCTGCCGCCTCATCATTCGAGGCGATGTTGACCAAGTTCGAGGAGTTGTACGCGCCGGAACTGGAAGTCCCTCGCGTAACAACCAAGAGTGTGCAGCTCGACCAACTGATGGGTGGGGGCTTGCCTCTCGGCAAGTACCTGACATTGCACTCTCAGGAGGGCTTGGGCAAGAGTACCATCGCTCTGTGCATTGCAAAGGCACTGGCAGAACAAGGGTATCGGACGGTCTATCTCGATACGGAGTCCGGGATTTCGGATCGGTTGCTGACCTCCATGTCCATCATGGAGCATTATCGCAACCACATGATTTCCTTCCTCCGTCCGCAGACCTTCGGGGAGATGGAGAATGTCTTCACAGACATGATCCCCCATCCTGAAGTCTCGTTCATCGTGGTAGATTCGATCACGACGATCCTCGCCGCACAGATGCTGGAGCAGAGTATTGAGAAGGCAATGGTGGGTACGGAGTCCAGACTCCAGACAGCGTTGCTCAAGAAGTACAAGATCGCTGCACAGGCGAACAAGACTACGATCTTGTGGCTGAATCAGATGCGCACGAAGATCAACATGAACAGCTATGGTGGGGCAACTGTCGAACCTTCGGGATGCAAGGCACTGCGCTACATGTCGGACATCTCGATGAACATGAAGCCCGTGCGTGACATCACGAAGGGTAGTGGCGACAATCGTGTAGTCATCGGGCGTGAACTCTGTATCTGGGCGGAGAAGAATCGGTACACCGCGCCGAAGGTGGAATACCCGTTGTTCCTGCTCTACGGGGAAGGACTGTCAGGGTTGCGGTATATCGTAGATCTGCTTGTCCAGAATGATATCGTGCATTTCTACGGGGCGGGGTACCACAAGTTTACCACCCCGGATGGAGAGCAGCAGATCATTCAGGGTTCTGAGAACATGGTTGCCTACGTGAACGATCACTACGAGTGGGCTATCGAGCAGATCAAAGCAAGGGGGCTTCTCTAACATGATTTCTGTTGTCGTCAGGGATTACCAAGTCATCAAAAAGCTCGATCTCGACATCGAGGGGATAGTCTTCGTCACCGGCCCGTCAAACAACGGGAAGTCGAGCTTGGTAAAAGCCATCGAATCCTGCCTCTACAACCGGGCGGGCGAGAGCTTCATCCGTGACACCGAGGCACAGACTCTGGTGGGGATCACCTTTCGGCAACAGAACACCCCTACGCTACAGATCGCGTGGAAGAAGCCGCGAGGTTCGGGTGCGTCGTATGTCGTCAACGGCGTGAAGTACGAAAAGGCAGGGCGCACCCCCCTCCCGGAACTCATGCAGCATGGTTTCACAGAAATGGAAGCGTCCAAACGGACCTTCCGGCTTCCCTTCTGGCATCAGATGGAAGCCTTCCTCGTCGCAGAACCCAACACCGTAGTGTTCGAGGTGCTGTCGCGGCTTCTCCAAGACAGGAAAGTCATCCCCATTCTTCAGACCATGAAGACCGATTTTCAGGGAACGAAGAATGAGATGCTACAGCTCGAAGGGCGATACCAAGCTCTGTTAGAGGAGCAGGCAGCAACGGATGCAGCACTCGAACATCTAGCCCGACTGCCGGAACTCAAAACTCTGGCAGCTCGCGCACACGCCGGGAAGACTCGCTACACCATGCTCGTGAGCTTGCAGCAGCAATGGCAGACCAAAGCACAGATGGTTAGTCAGTTGGATCTCCAGCACCAGAAGCTCCATACACCTCTTCAACAAGCACAAGATGCCTTGCAGCGTGCCGGGGGTCTTGTAGAGCGGCACCAGAACTTGACCAGCCTACGTCAGCGTGTGGTGCAGCATAGTGCCGTAGTCAAGCGACTAGCAGAACAAGATGTAGCATTCAAGGCACTACAAGGTATCCCCGATCCTACACCGTTGTTCACACGCTGGCAACAACTGACTGGTCTCCGGCAACAGTGGGCACAAGCACAGAAGACGGAAGGGTCACTTATCCAACAAATCGCGGAGACCCAAACGGACTATCAGAGTGTAAAACAGGCTCAAACACAGTTTGAAGAACAGGAACTGGCAGGGCTATGCCCGACTTGTGGGCGAGTCTTGCACGAGGAGGAAGCATGCCCGAGACCTTGACCGAGAAGTACCAAACCTTTCAGAAGCGTCTAAAGGCGCTGAACGATCAAGCCATTCGACTGGAGACACAGCGGGAACAGGCACAACAGCAAGCCACGCTCATTCAGGAGGAAGTCGTCAAGGCTGTCGGGGAAGCCTCGATGGAAAGACTTGACACTGAGATCGCAAATGTGTATAATGAACTGGAAACCCTACTGAAAGAAGCGGACCCTCTACTCAGCGAGGCGGAACATGCCAGAGATAGTGGATAGAACACAAGAATTCATAACTCGTGTTTCCACTCTTGAGATCCAACATAACGACCTTCTGCGGTTGCAAGCCGCCGCAGAAGCCAAGACACAGCAGGCACGTCAGCAACATGCTGATGCTGTAGCCTATTCAACTGATCTTGGTGAGGCTATCGAAGGTGCGAAACAGATCATTGAAATTCTGTCCGAGAAAGGATTGCAGGGGCTGAAGAACCTCGTTACTGAGGGCTTGCAGGCGATCTTCGAGGGGTGCAATTACTCTTTCGATATCGAGATATCAGACCGGGGCAAAGACAAAACCGCCGACCTGATTCTGGTTGAGGCCATGCCGGACGGAACTGTGAAGCGTACTCTACTATCGGACAACGGTTGGGGCATCCAGAGCATGGTAAGCCTGATCCTCCGTGTATTCTTCATCTGCCATCTCGGCCTCCGGCGTTTCCTCGTCCTAGATGAGAGCATGGTGCAGCTCTCGAAAGAATACGTGGACGGTCTGTTCACCTTCCTGCGCTCCTTGCACACCGACTTGGGCTTTGACATCCTGTGCATCACACACGATCCACGATTCCTTCCATACGGAGATCGAGTCTATGAAATGTCGCAAGGAGAGCTTCATGCTACCAAGGAGGCATCGTGAAGTTTGGATTTGTGGTCGATCCACATCTTTCGCAGACGAATCCTGCGGCACGAGTAGACGATTATGCACAAGCCATGATCAACAAGCTCCGTGCGCTTCGTACCATGGGAGTTCAGAATCAGTGGAGTGGGCTGATTATCACTGGTGACCTATTCCACTCGAAGAACGTGGGGTTTGAGTTTCTAGGACAGGCATCGGAAGTCCTCGGAGAAATGCCCTTCCCTGTCGCGTCCATCTTTGGCAACCACGACCTGTACAACGACCGAATTGAGTCGAATGTTCGCACCCCACTAGGCTACCTCATGCGCATAGGGCTTGTGAAGAGTATTGCCAGTCTAGGTTTTCCCAACCTCGTGGGTTTAGATTTCGACCGCACGATGTCCCCGCCGGAAGCGCCGAATGTACCGGGAGTGAAGGTGCTCGTGTGTCACGCATTCGTTGATGATGTTCCGCCCTTCGGGATCGGCAACTGGGAGTTCATTTCCTACGGTCAACTTGAATCACAAGGGTGGGATATCGTAGTTGCTGGACATGATCACACCCCTCATCCGATACTGCATCACAGTGGCAGTCAGCTTACTGTCTACCGTCCGGGGTCCATCAGTCGAGGGACACGCCACGAGTACAACCGAGAACGAGACCCGAAGGCTTTGGAGATCGAAGTCTCCGACACATGGGAGCTAATCCATGTACAGGAACGAATCATTCCTGCAGCCCCGGCCTCGGAGATATTCTCTCTTCTGGAGATTGCGCGTACTGAGGCCAACAAGCGCATCAAAGAGTTTGCGGAATCCCTGTTGCTCGGGATGACCCCGACCAAAGAAGCCACGGATTTAGACCGAATGGTAGAGAGTTTGGGTATCAGCGATTCCGCCAAAGCCATACTCAAGCGTTATCTGGTCGAGTCCGGAGTGCTGGGGTGACCAATATTCTACACACCCTGACTGAAGTCTACAACACTCTGGAGCCACTATCTGCAACAGTTGCTCCAGAACATACATGGGCGCAAATCATTGGGAACCGACCCAACCATTTGCGTGTTATGCGTTGTAGGGATATCGCAGAAATGCAGTGGCCGGACGAGTATCGTCTGCAGCAGAAATTCCTTGAGAGCTGTGCTGCGTGCATCGTCTTCCCACTGACCTATTTCGGGGTGCTGATCGGGTATGGGTTTCGAGATTTGCAAACCAAGCGGTTCTCGATCATCCAACCTGTCAGTTTCTCTTCCAGCTTTTACACGGCTTATGCCGGGGTGAAACAGTGCAAGCAACGGCAATTCATGGATGCAATAGTCATTGTTGAAGGAGTTGCCGATGCTGAAGCAGTGGGGGCTTGTTACCCATGGGTAGTTGCCGTGCTCGGGAACCACATCACAGACCCACAATATGCAGTGTTGCGTTCCACGACAGGGAAAATCTATACTATGTTTGACAACGATGTTGCTGGACAGAACGGCACCCGGAAAGCTCAAAAGCTGTTCAAGGAGCATATTCTATTGGAGCATAAAGCCTTAGCATATCCAGCCGAATACAAAGACCCAGCAGAATACTATCTGCACGATGCAGCAGGTCTTAAACGCCGACTGCGGGGTATGGGTCTATGATTGACATGTCTCCGGTCATCGAGTATGCCAATGCCAAGGGAAAAGTCTCCCCCGAGGTCAACGAGAAAGTCTTTGACATCCTGACGAAGCTCGCGCAAGTTGTGCTGGTGCGTTTTGGGTACACCCTCGTTGGAGAAGACCGTGATGACATGCTCTCCGATATGCGACTGTATGCCTTAGAAGGGCTAACCAAACCACACATCGATTTCGAGCAGTATGACTGTTTCAATCTGATTTTCAGTCGGATGAGAAACCACCTCACGGGTGCGCGGCGGAAGCAAAACCGAACCGTGTACATGGACACGGTAGAGCCCGCCCCCTATTCTCTGTCCCCTGAATTCATCCTTTCCCAAGACACCCAAGCAATCTTCGACAGAACTGTCAGCCGTATGGGGGTCATGAGTTTGGATGTCGGACGATACTATTTAGCAATACTCACCGCCGCACTGTTTCGGGGGATAGTGCGAGCTGATGCCAGCCTTCGCCCATTGTGTAAGGAAAAGAAGATATGATTCCAGACGACTCCTCGTTGACACACATTCCGAAGATCACAGGGCCGAATACTCTTTCCGAAATGGCAGTTCTCGCCATGCTCATGGAAACCCCCAAACAGCGGGAAGCCTATCGACTCCTCACCTCCTTGTTCTGGGAGGAAACCGCACTCTTTCTCGCCATCATGGAAGGTCGCCGTTTCTCCGTACCCGGTAGACAGAAAGTCGAAAGCCTGTTGCTGCAGAGCCGACTCTGGCTGTATATCCAGCAACGCAATACTACGCCGGAAGCCTTTGAACAAGCATGCAAGCTCTTCGGTCGTGGGCAGAAAGAAATCCACCGCATCTACAACCGGGTAGATCGATTGGTACAGGAACGCATGACTGAAATTCCGCGTTCCGAACAGGTGGATATCGAGAACATGTTCGAGAGCTTGCCACTGTTGGGGGGGACTGAAGATGAGTGATACTCCAACCACCCTAGACCCACTAGGGGAATTTGTCCACGAGGATGAGAGCGATACACCAACAGAAACTCCGGTGGAGACGCTGCCCCCATCTTCCGACCTTACACTCGCCAAATACATCGAACAGTACATGACTGACTACACCCCGGAAAAGCTGAACCAAGTGTTCTACCGTGATCTTGGGTGGGTAGTTGCTGCAACACTCGCGGATCTCTTCAAACGCCTGCCACGTCTGACTGAGTACATCAATGCTGCAGACGAGGCTTTGACAGATGCCAAGAACATCCCGCATGAGATGCTGCTGCAGAACAAGCGTGGGGAACTGATAGGGCCGAGCGTGGTCGGTGGAAAACGAGCCATTGCGGAAAATGCGCTCATGACGATCTTGGACTTCGCTCGTAAATTCGCTGCCACCAACCTAGATATCCTGAAGGCCAACCAAAATTCAGGCAGTGATGAAGCGGCTCAGATTCAGAAAGCCATCAGCAACATGTCCAAGGAAGAACTCCAGTCACTCCTCAGCTTCCTAGAGGGCTTGAAGAGTCGTGGCCGGTAATACCCCAACCCCCGAGCTATGGAGTTCATCTACTGTTGATCTCCTTGAGGCTTTAACCCGGCGTGAAATCCTACGCCGAGACGAAGACACAGACCCACATCAAATTGGGGATGTTCTGTCTTGGGAAGACTGGATATCGCAGGAATACTACTCAGGGCCATTCAGTCGAATACTCTATCCATTCTGGCGCAATGAGATAAGTGACTTCCTCGCTAATCAGCAAAGCGAATGGGTGATTACCGGCAGCAAGGGTGGTGGAAAGACCACAGCAGCAGAAGCCTTGACCGCGTACAAGATTTACTACCTATCCCGCTTCGAGTACCCACAACGACTCTTCGGGCTTTCGGAAGTCACGAGTTTGGTCTTTGTTTACCTCTCCGTCTCGATAGCGAAGGCCAAGATCGCAGGGTTTGGTGAGATGCGTGAATACATCGACCACATCCCCTACTTCCGAGATGTATACAAACGCGACATGAACAACAACTTGATGCTGTTGTTCCCCAATCGTGTAGCTGTTATCCCCGGTTCAGGGGCAGCACAAACAGATTTGTCGTTGAACACCATTGGGATCCTGTTGGATGAAACCAACTTCTACAAGGCAGGGGGCGGCGGGAACATCGGTGATTTGGCCGCAGCACAACGTATCTACACGGACACGAACACACGTCGGAAATCCCGTTTCGTCGTACAGGGGATTGACTACTCCTTTACCCTTTTGGTCTCCTCCGCCACACATGACCTGAGCTTCACTCAAACGCGAATCAAAGAAGCCGAACTCAGTGGGGAGCCACAGAAAGTCACGCAAACTTGCGGATGGATCACCAACCCCGAGAAGTACACCAAACAGCGGTCTGTCATCTTCAAGGGTGATGACAAACGAGAACCGCGAATCATCAATGGAATAGACGATTACATAGACACTGCCGTGGACTTCGAGCAGGATAACAGTTGGCTGTTTGCCCTGTTGTGCGAAGGGGAGACCCCACTCAGCATCTACTATAAGCTCCCCCCTGAATCACAAAAGCGTTTCCTGCTCGTCCCCACCGAAGTGTTGCCTGCGTTCCGCACCAACATCTATGCTGCACTCAGCGATCTCGCAGGTATTTCGATTGCCCCGTCCGGTAAGCTCTATACCAGCGGACCTAACTGGATGGCAACCTGCAAGGCGGGGACTGCTGCCGGACTGCGTCACCCGTTCACCAGAGAAGAACTCCAGATCACCATCAACTCCCCACAGCAGGTAATGGATTTCTTCATCCCGGAGATCCTATTTACCCCACCAGACTTCAAGACCTTCCGGCGACACCCGCACGCATTACGCTTTATTCATGTGGACTCCTCAACAACTACGGACAAAACGGGTGTGGCAATGACGCATCTCGCCGGGATCACCAATGACCCATTGACAGGGCTTCCCCTTCCCACAGTAGAGGAAGACTTTGTCTTGCGTATCAGCAACACACAATCCCCGGACCAGATCGATCTGTCGAAGGTATTGGCATTCTTCTTCTACCTGCGAAACGTACACCAAGTCAAGTTCGGAAAGATCACCTACGACTCAGAAGCCTCGGAGATGCCGTTGCAGCAGATGATGAAGAACCACATCCCGGCTGGGCGTCTCTCGGTAGAACGAGATGGGCCGTGGCTTGACTTCGTGGAACTCCTCAACGGTGGGCGTTTCGTCCAATACTACAACGACTACTTCAAGAAAGAGTTCTTCATGCTGAATTGGGACCGGGGAACACACTCCGTAGACCACCCACCCTCTGGGACTAAAGACGTGTCGGATGCTGTCGTAGGCGCAGTCTACAACTGTCTGACGGGCACGGTGACAGGTGAAGTTCGCCCCACATCTGATATCACAGGACAAATCATCATCCCGAACCAACCCAAAGATATACTACATGCAGAGACGAGCTGGCTGTTCGGGGACTACGAACGCAAACACGGGAAAATCAGTAGGGGGCAGTAGCTATGACGAAATCCGAAGCCCTTCTCGGCAAGAAAGTCACCCTCATTGGATTCCGCAGAAAGTATGTTGTTGTCGGCGCACCGAAAGAAGATGTCGTACAACTTGTTGCTCTTGAGGGTGGTCTTCGGGATTCGGACTTGCAGGTTTCGCCGGATGAGGTAGAAGTTTCCCTCAGTCAGAACAAAGCCTTTGTAGGGTCAGTTGCTCGCCAGTTAAAGAACACCTACGACAGTTTCAAAGCCAGATTCGACCGCGAAGGCATCCCCTACCATCAGGGTTACATCCCTGTGAAGGTCGGAGAAGCACAGGAAGCACCTACGCCCAAGTATATCCGTGCTGAGGTGGGGGAGGAAGATGCTCGTCTCTTGAGATACCACCCGGAGTCACAAATCCGGTTGATGATTGACCCCAGTGCTTTTCTTGATCTCGTAGATCCGGGGTTTGTCAAGAAAACCTCCCATGCCTTCTCGCAGCGATCTTACGACAAAGTGCTTCAGCGTTTACAGGACGGGGAAGCACTGGATTCTGTGTTTCTAGATGTTGATGTCAAGACCGGAGATATCATCGGCCACGAAGGGCGCCATCGTTGTGCTGCGGCCATTGCGTTGGGGATCCCCAAAGTTCCAGCCATCCTCTATCTCCGAGAAGTGGCTCACCGGTATGTAGGATATGTGCGGGACGCTTCCCTTCACCAGAAAGATCCCAAGGTAGTTGAAATTATCAACAAGCTCCGTGGGTCAGATGTGGAATTCGTTGGTGAGGAAGACCCGGAACATAAGAGGCACCGTGAGCTATACGGCTACGACGAGAGCGTGGATAGAAACCCGACATCACAGGATTGGGTGGAACGATTCCATGCGATCCTCTCTCGGGTGTCAGAGCTTCATCAGACCCAAAAGGACGAAAAATCTCAGCGTTCAGAGATCGAAGGTGTGTTCACTGCGCTGGAGCCCCTGTTTCTCGAAACCAGCCGTGCTGAAGTAGCACTCAGTAAAGCCGATGAAGAGACACAGGCTAGCAAACAGTGGGTCTCCGTGAATTCCGAACTGACAAACCATCTCTCGCAAATCGTCCCCGAGGCGGAACAGATTCTGGAAGAGCTGGCACAGTACATGACACGGATACAGCAAAACACCACCACTACGGCCAAAACGGTGCAGCAGATGATTCAGCAGTTAGCGGAACACATCAAGCAGCACACGGAACAGTTTACTGCTCGCTATCGTCAATCGCTGGACACCATGCAAACAGGATTCCAGCGACTGGGGTTCTATGCGGATGCCGAACAACGCATGGCCCGTGAGAGTGTGGCGATGCCGGAGACCCTTGCCTGTCTACAACGCTGCTCACAGATGGAACGCACGAAGATTCGTTCGGAGATTCGAGAGGCAACACGCTTTGTCACCCCCTCCCAACATCGTGTACTCTATGAGCTTACCAGCCAAATTACGAAAAGCGCCACCCCGCGTCAGATCCGGGAGATTGCTGAGGAAGCAGTCAGCTTGATCGAGGAAAGCGGAGTGTGTGTGGTGAAGAGGGTTGACAACAGGACGAAAAAGTAGTATACTAGGGCTGGAACAACGAGGCCCATTTGCGAGAGGATTAGAAATGTTTACAGCAATAGCCATTACTGCCGGGGTTTTGTACAGCCTGCTGACCACGCCTTACCAAGAGATTCGATGCTCGTGGTACGGTGAGGCGTTCGCGGGTCGGCCTACAGCTTCCGGCCACCCGTTTGACCCCAAAGCGTACACGGTTGCTCACAGGACACTTCCACTCGGCAGTGTCCTTCTTCTTCAGACAGAATATGACACCCTACTGGTACAAGTCACGGATCGAGGGCCGTATGCGACAGATTCCCTCGGTCGTGCTGTATTCCCTTTGCAGCCCCACCCGACACGAGACATGGATGTTTCCATGCAGGTTGCAAAGGACATGCGGTTCGTCACTCAGGGAGTGGGAACCGTTCAATATCGCCTAATCGGGCGTGCGCCCATCGGATACCTGTCATCCCCGCTTCGGGAAGGAGAAGAACACGGGAAGCGGAGTGCCGGGGCAACGTCAGCGGAAAAGGGAACCGACAGCCCGGAGGGGTTGGTAACTGAGATGAACTCTGAGCGTGAGTCCAGAGTCATGCTCAATGGGTGTGGCGAATGGGTTGTGTCAGGCCAGCGAAACCGGCTGGGGACTGGAGAGACCCATCACGCATTTTGCCCGACAACTGAGAACCTAAACCCTTCGGGGGTTAGGGGTTGCTCGGATGTGATGCGTGGCGCTTTCCGACTCTTTGTTTCTACAGACGCTAATACTTCAACAACAATTACGGATGTAGTATACTCAACAAGCACAATAGCGAAGCTATTTCTCCGTTAATCTCTTTCTCTCTATATCTTAAGGGTTAACGGGGGTTGTAGGGGGAGCAAGGTAGGCAAGCGAAGAACGACAAGAAAAACGCAACGAAGGATGAGATCAATTTGGTTTCCCGGTAATGGCTCCCGAAACTGTCTCGAAAGGAGCGATAAGGTATGGAAGACGCAGTAGTAGGTTCCCGAACTCACGAGTTTGTGGATTCCCTGTGTGAGAAGGTGCTGCGGAACAAAGGTGTACTGACTGATCCAGCCGTACAACTGCGGTTCGCGGCTGATTTTGTCGGGGGGGATCCGCTTGCGGATCGGGTGCGGCTGCTTGCGTACATGCTGGCAGATCCTGCGATGTCCCTGTCATACATCCTGAATACATGGGTCACCCCCGAGGAGTTTGCACGGATCATGTCGTTCGTAGTGGGTGCTGCATCTCGGCACTCTGATCTGTGTGTGATGACCCCCCCGAAGGATAACCCCCCTGCGCCCAAACCCGAGGCTGTAGAACCCCCCGCCGCTAAGGCCACTAGGAAGCGTTCTACGAAGCCCACCCCTACTCCGGTAGTGGAAGAGCCTGTAAACCCCCCTGATCCTCCTGCGCCTGCCGCAGACCCCATTCCGCCGGTTGTAGAGTCTACCCCTCCGGCTACTCCAGCGGAAGAGGATGATATCAGTGCCATGTTCCGGGCGTATGCGGAAGAGCCGCCAAAGGAGATTCCTGCCGATGAGGGTGGAGTCCCGACCAGTGAAGAGGGTGTTGGAGACATGACGCCGGATAACATCGAAGACTTGTTTGGGTAGTAATGGATCAGGCATTGGTGCCTTACGACCCGTTGAGTGTTGTGGTATACACTCCTGTGGAGGGCGACGAGTCTTCCGGGATGCTGAATGAGGTTCGTCGTATACTGATGGAGAGGGCTGAACACGGGGGATGTATGTGTCCTTTGTGTTCACAACTTGTCCGTGTCTACAAGTACACTCTGAATCATTTGATGATAGCGTGTTTGCGTGGGCTTGGACAGGTGACCACACCGACAGGGGATTTCGTTCACATCTCTCGAATTCCGGTCGAGGGAAAGGATCGCAAGGCTGTTGAAGCACGCGCGTTCGGTGGTGTGCTGGCAAAGTTGCGGTACTGGGAGTTGATCGAGGGCGACGGGGCGCAGAGTGCGAGTGTCGGGAGTGTCCGTGGATCCGGTCGGTGGAGGATTACGCAACGAGGTGAAGGTTTCCTGCGTGGAGATGTGTGTGTTGAGAGATACATCTACCTGTACAATGGCTGCTTGTTGCGTAGAGACGGTGAACTGATTAGCATTTCTGCTTTTCAGTAGGGGGTCGTATGACAGACGTTGAAGATCGGATCATGCGGGCGAGCTTCCAAGTCAAAAACCAGCTCTCTCCTGTTCTGTGGGGAAGTGACAAGCATCTTCGTCCGGCGGTGGAGTCGCGGGTTCAGACTGTGGTGAAACAGATACTGGATTCTATGGCTCTTGGATTCGACCCTAGTGAGATTTTGTTGACGGGTTCGGCAGCGAATTTCAACTGGAGTGCGGCTTCCGACTTGGATATCCATATCCTGTTTGACTTCAAGGAAATCGTAGGCGGTACCCCGCTGACTGAAGAAGGGCTGTTCAATCTGTTGATGGCAGCAGGGTCCGGGTGGAACGACCGACATGATATTCGGATTCGTGGCTTCGAGGTCGAGCTGTACCTCGGGCGTGATGATGAAGCTCTGGTGAGTGATGCAGGAGCCTATTCCCTACTGCGTAAGGAATGGGTGCATGAACCAGTGGCATTCATGACGGATCAGCCCATGACGCCGGAAGTTGAGGAACAGGTGAAACAGTGGGTGACTCGCATTGGTGGCATCCTCGGATTGCTCCAGACGGATCCTGCCGAAGCAGCATTGCAGGCACGCGAATTGCGAATGGATCTCCGTCAGGCACGATCTCAGTCTGTCCACGACGAAGGGGAGTTGGGGACTTTGAATGTGGCATTCAAGGTCTTGCGTCGGTCGGGATACCTGAACAAGTTGGCTGTAGCGTCGGCGGAAGCCTACGATCAGATGATGTCCATGGAGGAGCAGCGGGCTTGACAAACTAGGCTCGGTGTGCTATACTTGTCTTCACTCGAAACTTGGAGGAGCGTCATGGAAGGGCTAGGTCTGGATAAGGCGTGGCTGGATTTTCGGGATGGTGTGAGGCCGGGGCGGCAGACACCCATACAGGAATTCTTTGGTGATCTTGTACCCTACAACTGTACTTTCAAGAGCTTGAAGCATGTACTTACGGAAGACAGTTGGGAAGTTTTGCGTCGGTGGGTGTATCGGCGCTCACATCTGATTTGCGACCTTTGTGGTGGGGTAGGCGATCTTTGGCCGACACAGGCGAATGCTGTTTGGTGTTTCGATGACGCCAACCTCTATCAGCAGCTTGTGCGGGTGGAGTCGCTGTGCCCTGACTGCTACAACGCCAAGCATCTGGACATTGCTCTCTATCGGGCGAAGAGTGATGAGGAAGCCGCACAAGTGTTCCTGCCGTTGCTGCATCGTATCCAGATGCTGACAGGGGCATCTGACCATGAAGTGCGGGATACCTTCGAGGCTGCTCGGCAGACGAAGACTCAGCGTGAGGGTATCATTTGGGAGACACTTGATCTCTCGTGGCTGCTGTCCTACACGGGTGGGTACCCGATCGAGGCTAGTGTCGATGCTTTGGGGTCTGCGGTGAAAGAAGTTTCCCCGTGGGTGTTTACTTGGTCTTCGTAGCTTGTTCGGGGTGAAATCTATACTCAAAGAGGGGTGGACGGTTTCATTTCGGATTTAGCATAAGGGGTGTTCAATGGGTAAGCGATTGGTGGCGAGTGCTGGTGTAGATGAGGTGCTTTCTGCTTTGGTGGAAGCATTCAATTCGTCTTCGAGTAACGACCGAGTAGTGTTTCTTTCCGAAGACGGGCAGTCTACCACTGAGCGCCCTGACCCGTTGGAGTACCCGAGGTTGTTGTCCGTTGCAGAAGTGGTGATTGGCCGAAAGGCATCGAGGACAAATCACCGATTGGTTCTCGTTCATGCTACAGGGCAGGGTCAGCTTCCGGCAGGGTGGACTGTGGAGTATAAGCCTATTCCCCGCCTGAAGCCCCTGACGGAGCGCGTGGATGTCACAGGTATGCCAACAACTGCGGATGAGGTTGACGCACTGCTTGTGACTGAACGCAAGTTGTGGGATGATGCACATGCTTCTGATGAAGCTATTCCCGCAGCTCAGTATGCCCCGGCAGTTGAATATCTTGTTATGTTGAAAGATGGTTTGGATCTGGTTGCTCGTATGAAAGAGCGCGATCCACAGGATATTCTTCTCAAGACGTTAGAAGCGGGCAATGCGTTGTGGTGGAAGCAGTATCAAGCCGCTAGGTTTCAGTCTGTAGGTATTGACGAGACCTTCCGAGTCAAGCCTGAAACACAACAGCGTTTTCTACGGGACTTGAAGGCAAACTCCGATGCGAATACGCGGGATCTCTATCAGCGTTTGCGTGCAAGACAGGCCAAAGATCCCGAGGGTGCTGCCAGTATCTGGGCAGAAATGGCTGACGAAATGCTGGCGAAGCATCCCGATTTAGCATCCATAAAAGTGGCGGAGCGCGTGGATGTCAAGGACATTCCCACGTACTCGGTGATGTCTTACGATGTCGTGGGGGACACGGAAGAGGAGTTGAAGCTCGTTGCTCGTTCCATCCGGCTCGTCAAGGCATTGACTATCAAGAGCGCCCCATCTCGTAAGGGGAATGTTTTCGTTCTTCCAGTCGATGCTCATATCCCTACGGGGTCGGCCGATCCCGCGCAGGAGGGTTTCGACCTGATCCAGAACGCGATTCAGAAGGCCGGGGTGGAAGAGAGTCATTCACGGGTACAGTCTACTTTGACGGAGGACGAATCTACAAAGTTCATCAACTCCGATCTACAATGGTTGGTTGGTCCGGATCAAGATATGACTTGGGCGCAAGCAAAGAAGTGGGTTCAGAGTTTAGGGGAAGGCTGGCGAATGCCTACCCTTATTGAGCTTAAAGGGTTGTGGGAAGCAAATCTACCGATCAAAGGTAGGGGTGCCTTTTCGGCGGCGTATGTGTGGTCACAGGATAAAGGTATTGGTTCAGCCAAGCGTTTCAACTTCAGTGCTGGGGAGTATGAGATGACACCTCTCGATTTCCCTTACGGAACTCGGGCTATGGCTGTTCGTGAAGCAGATACCACACCAGCCAACGAAAGTCAACGGGTACACCCCGTGCAGGAAGGTCACCGTCGTCTTCAAGATGCTATCGTTCAAGCCAAGAGACAAGCTGCGGATCGTCAAGCTGTGCGGTATGTGTTCGCTACCGCTTATGGTTATGCTGTATGGGATTCTCAACCCCCCTCGGGACAGAGATACTATGCTGTTCAACCTGATGGCACAGTGAGTAAGTCTTTGGTAGCGGGACAGGTCACGGAGGGTGTACCCAGCAAGAGGACAATTCCCGTCCGCACCTACCTTGGCCGTATCGATTGGAATGGGCAGATGTGGTCTGCAGCGGTTGTGCGTCAAGTCTTAGAGGCTGTGCAGGGTGAACTTCAGGCTGTCTTTGGGAAGTACACATGGTATCTGGATGGAGATACAGGTGACTACTCCATCATGGCAAAGAGTCTGGATACCAAAGACTTGTGGGCTGACGGCCACGGGCGTACCCCGAAACAGGCCATTCTCGACTGCAATGCTACGCGGACCATCTTCCAGAAGAACGGGTGGCTTCCCAGTAATGGGATGATGACGGATGAGTCTCGTGATCATCCTGTGGTGGAAATCTCTCTTAGAGAAGACCTTGATGTAGCAAATACGATTCTCCAACAGCTTGGTGGGCGGAAGTTCATAGCGATGACTGGTGCTAAGGATTTAATGGGTGGTCCTGATTTCTTGGCCTTTCGTGTGGGTGCAAACCCAAAGCGGGTCAATAAAGTCCGGATTACACTTAATGCTCATGACTACTATGATGTAGAGTTTTTCCATCTGCGCAATATGAAAGCTACTCTACTCTCCCGTGTGGAGGATGTTTCCGTTGACATGCTTCGTGATGTGTTTACACAAAATACCGGGTTGTATACCTCGTTGGGAACTATGGGTCGGACCCCTGAAACAGAAGGGGTATGTCGTCATAGCGGAACGATTGCCACGGAAGGAGTATGCCAACCCCTTAGTGAAGACCTAGATGTGGCGAACACGATTCTCCAACAGCTTGGTGGGCGGAAGTTCATAGCGATGACTGGTGCTAAGGATTTAATGGGTGGTCCTGATTTCTTGGCCTTTCGTGTGGGTGCAAACCCAAAGCGGGTCAATAAAGTCCGGATTACACTTAATGCTCATGACTACTATGATGTAGAGTTTTTCCATCTGCGCAATATGAAAGCTACTCTACTCTCCCGTGTGGAGGATGTTTCCGTTGACATGCTTCGTGATGTGTTTACACAAAATACCGGGTTGTATACCTCGTTGGGAACTATGGGTCGGACCCCTGAAACAGAAGGGGTATGGCATGGCCTACATTACACCCTCCGCTTCCCGCAGGTCGAGGGAAGATACATCAAGGGTACTAGAATCGAGTCGTGTGAGTTTGAGGTTGTAGTGCAGTGTGGCAGTGAGGCTCAAGCTAGAGAATTCTTCCATACTCTTCAAGCTAAGTTGCAGGAGGATGAGAGTTTGAGTCAGCGTTGGGGACTTGGGTACGGTTGGATTCGTGGCAATGATGCTGTGTCGGTGTATGGGAAGATGGATACTCAGGACGAAGCCGCAGAGTTTGATTTTGAGAGCGGGGACTTGGGCGGTCTCTATACTGCTGCTGAAGAATTGGTCGAGCAGATGTTAGTAGCCGTGCTTGGTGCGGATTGGGAGAAGAGTTCGGAAGATGACGAAGATTTGGAAGAGTCAGTTTCTCCGACACAGCAGGCCCTTTCCGTAGGGTTGAAGGGTTGGGTTAAGGACTACATCCTTGCCCGGCGTGCTGGGAACATCGCACTGGCAAGGAGTATCAAGGCCAATCTCGACCGTGAGATTAAGAAGCAGGGGTTGGATGCGCATGAAGTGTATTTCGTGTTCGGGGATCCGGACGATCCGAAAAACGATGTAGTCGTGGAAGCGAACCCGCGCCTCGATTTGCGTACTCCCCCTGTGAGTCGTCCCGATCCTGTAATATCGGCTGTAGAGGTTTGGTACGACCCACACACCAGATCGTGGATCGTGCAGGACAATGACGCAGAGGGCAATCAGATTGGGGATGCACGGTACTACGGCGATAAACCATCCGCGCTTCGTGACCAGCAGTCTGCTCGTAAGCAGTATGGGTTAGTAAAATCCGTGCAGATGGCGGAGGGGTCGGCTTTGCCATATGTGATTGAAGATGATGCTAGTCAGAAAATCGCGCACTATGTGGCTGGGGACTTTCACTGGCAGGTTGATGGTGGAGAAGTGATCGTGTCTCGAAACACTAGTGGGGGCATTATGTCTATTAACCACTATGCATACAAGGATTTTGATACCGCTGCTAATGCAGCATGGAAAATGGCCACCCTACAGGCACGGACCACTGAAGCAAGTGATTCTTCTGTGCGGGACTAGGTAAGTAATGCGTGCTTCGCGGTATCACAAGGATGTACCAAAAGAATTGGGGGCTTAGTATGTTGAACGAGAGCGTTGTTGTTTGTGAGGACTTCGTGGAGAGTGAAGGGTACCCGGATACTCCGGCAGGGCGCAAGGAGGCTGTAGAGACGTTTGCCGGGGCGATGCTCGCTCGTATGAACGAGAAGTCTCTGCTCGGTGTTGCCGGGTGGAATACTGTCGAGTGGGTCACGGAAGACGCCATACCTCGGCTGGAGTTTGCCGTACACAAGGCCGCAGTGCGTGGCTTCCGTCCTGAAGACTTGGTAGATATCGCCAATCTCAGCATGTTCATCTTCGCTGCGTACCAAAAAGGGATGTTGCGTGTGGAGGCCGAAGACAGCCTTGATGAGGTGTAGCTGATGTCAGATGCTTTGCGCCCGATGGATGTCATCCTCTCGTACAAGAGGATACCTCAAGCATGGTGGCCTGTCAAAGACGCTTGGTGGTGGCCCCCGACCCGTCCGTTTGAAGTGGTAGCTGATGCGTCGATTCTGAAGTACGGGCGGAAACTCTACCCCAATGGGGATATTCGGTATAACCATGTTCGTCTGTATCTTGGAGCGGCTGAGGATATACCTTTGATTTTCGAATTCACCTTCCCGGCGGCTAGGATTGCCCGTCTGGAGCCGTGGATGATACAGGCTCCGTATGGCAACGTCTTCCGTTACACAGGGCCTTGCCACCGTCTTCCGGTGCCGGGGTTGCTGGCGACTTGTCTCCCCTACATTGGAACGCTCTACGATCTCGGACAGTTGGTAGACATAGGTCTTGGTCGTCGCATCTTCGATTTCGGCAAGGATAACATGGTGTGCAGTGTGGGTGTGCGCAAGATCATCGAGACGATAGTAGGAGTGCCGGAGCTGTTCCCGAATGTGGCGCTGGACCGTACCCCGCCATGCTCGTTCGCTAATTCTCCTCACTTCTTGAGGGTGAATTGATGCTGACTCCTTTTTCTACCGAGACCTCACAAAAGGAGTTGTCCTACCCCGGACTTCTGCGACGTGGGATGAAGGGGGCGGCAGTGAAACGCCTGCAGGAGTGGGCGTGTTTGTCCTATTCTACGAAGATTGTGATTGATGGGGATTACGGAGCGGCTACTGAATATCTGCTTGGGTCAGTTGAGTGTCTTGAGGTGAAATGGCGTTGTCTGACGAATGCAATGCGTGTTGCATTGCTCCCTCCGTCACCGCTCCCACAGCAACTTACTTTCTCCAGTTTGCTGAGACAGTGTGCATGGACGCACCACGGGATGACTCCTACCGAGGTCGGTGGGCAGAATCGCGGGCCGTGGGTGCGTTTGTACATGGATGGTAAGCAAGGCAGGGACTGGCCGTGGTGCGCAGGCTTCGTTAGTTTCCTCCTACGACAAACTGCCTTCTTTCTCGATGCAGAACTCCCGGTGAATGTGTCCTATAGTAGCTCTATTCTAGCCGCTGATGCCCGAAAGAAGGGGCGACTTGTGTCGTTCGAGGAGGTACCAGAATCCTCCGCTGCAATCTTCCTCGTGCGTGGGGGAAAGACAGGGTACCGTCATACTGGGGTTGCGGTCGAGTTGGATCATACTGCGGGTACATTCTCGACTGTCGAGGGGAACTCGAATCTTGCTGGTTCGTCGGAGGGTAAGGAAGTCTGTTCATTAGTACGTGCGGCACAGGGTAAGGATTTCATCGTTCTCGACTAGGAGGAAAGATGTTAAAGGCAGTGCTTGGTTCAAGGATGCCCGTTTGGGTGGTTCTGTTGGTGTTCCTTGCTGTTCTGTTGACGGGTGTGATGTGTGTGCAACATGCACAGGATCTCTGGAGTGGTTCTTCAGGGCGTATCTGGCAGAGGCTCGGGCTTAACAAGATATTGGCAATTCCTGAGATCGTAGCGGTGGCGAGTTCGGTCCCTCCACGCGTGGTGGATCACTGGTACGAACGTGTGATCTATCGAGAGGTTGACCCAGACACAGTGGAGATCATTCGATATCCTGAGACGCCAGTGACAGTTGATCTCGTTCAGGCAGAGATTAAGGAAGACGGTCGTGTTCGTATCGAAGTGTTGGTCAATGCCACGGAATCGCGTGTACTTGAAGGCCATCTTGCTGGCGCGGGTGATACCCACATTGTGGTGAATCCCGAGGACACGACTGTGACGTTCGTTTCTAACCGGTTTGGGTTCGACGCAGCGTGGACTGCCGGGTTGTCCACTTGTGGGAGTATGACCTCCCTCGAAACATTCTACATCAATGGCATTCCCCTTTTGGGGACGCTCCACGGCCCCAACCCCACACTCGGGTATAATGCCGGGGACGAACTGGGTTGGTTGGGGATTGGCGCGAGTGTTGATGTGGCTCCCTTCCGTACCCCGGCGCGTTTGGGTGGAGGGGCGCGTGTTTCGTTTGATGATCTGGAGAATTTCTCCCTCCCCAAGGTTGGGGTGTTTGGCAGTTTGACTTTCAGTCTGTGGGATTTCTAACTCTACTACACAAGGAGCGCGATGTATGGGTTCTTGGCCCGAGGATAATGCCTATTCTCAGAAATTGATCGGGGATCGCTATCGTCAGCGTGGGACTACGGAAACAGCGGCAGACATTTTTCGTCGTATTGCACATCAGGTGGTTCAGTCTCCGAATGCTTTATCATATCTTCTTTCTTTAGATGCTTTGGAGGAAGTGTTTTATCAGTGGATGCTCTCGGGAGAGGGTTGCCCAGCGGGTCGAATTCTCGCTAATTGCGGAGGAATTGGCAGCAATATGAATGGGAACTGTTTTGTACTTCCGGTGCATGACAGTAGGGAAAGTATCTATCGATCGCTAGGAGAGATGTCAGAGATCGAGGCTTATGGTGGTGGTGTGGGATTCAATTTCTCCGAGCTGAGACCTGCGGGTTGGGAGATCAAGAAGCTCAATGGTGTGTCGTCCGGGCCTGTGGCGTTCATTGATATCTTCGACAAGTCCGTAGGGACGATTTCACAGGGGGGTAGTCGCCGGGGTGCTGCTATTGGTGTGCTGAATGTAAACCACCCCGACATCCGCAGCTTCATTCAAGCAAAGAGTGACCCAGAGAATCGGCGCTGGACAAACTTCAATGTCTCAGTCGGGATCACGAATGATTTCATGCAAGCCGTGAAGGATGGTACCACTTTTCATTTTCGGTGGGGAGATTGGGTAGATCCTAACCCTCAGTCTGCTCGTGCTTTGTTCCGGGAGATCGCTGAAGCGGCGTGGGGGACGGGAGAGCCGGGTGTCTTCTTTCTGGACACCGTAAACCAGAAGAACCCACTCTCGCAAGTTGAAGTGCTGCAAGCAGTCAATCCGTGTGTTCCTCTGGATACATGGGTACAGACTACAGATGGGCCGCGTCAGGCTCGTGATTTGATGGGACAGTCCTTTACGGCTGTGGTTCGTGGAGTGCCGTATGATGTCCCAATGCCGGGCTTTTTTGCTACTGGTACACAAAAGGTTCTGCGTGTCTCCACGAAGCAAGGGTTTGTTCTTTCAGCAACCCCCAACCATTTATGGGCTACAGTGAAGAAGAACCCTCGGCGTAGTCTGTCTACGGATGGCTTGCAGGATGTGGTTTGGGTTGCAACACAGGACTTGCAATCTGGGGATCATATTGTTGTCAATAGGCATCTCAATCTTTCTTGGCCCGGTGCTGGTTCTGAGGAAGAGGGGTATCTGCTGGGAGTGTTTCTTGGGGACGGTGTGTTCTGTGAGGACACCGCCCGGATCTCAAGTTGGGATACTTCTGCCTCTTCTGTAAAGGAAAGGGTGCTCAGTGGTCTCCAAAAACTTCCTCACCGCTCAGATTGTGGTACGGGAGAGGCATCTCCGGTCTGGTCCGTTAAGTCAAAGAGCCTGACGGAGTGGATAGCTTCGTTGGGCATTACCCCGACAAACAAGACGCTTACACCAGCAACTGAACAGCTATCCAGTGCTTGTACTATTGGAATACTGCGTGGTTTGTTTGATGCGGATGGTACGGTTGGGGATAAGTCACCTCAGAAAGGGCTTTCGGTTCGTTTGTCTCAGAGCAATATGGAAATGCTCCAAACCGTGCAGAGGATGTTGTTGCGTTTGGGTGTGTATAGTACCATTTATGCCACTCGTCGTGCGCAAGGTTTTCATTCTCTTCCAGATGGTAGGGGTGGGTACAAGGATTATCCGATCAAGGCTCAACACGAGTTGTGTATAAGCAGGGATTCTTTGTTAGTGTTCCAAGAACGTATTGGGTTTGGCGACAGCCGAAAGTCTGAGCAGCTTGCCAGTGCTCTTCAGCGAATGTCACGCTCAACCTATCGAGGTTGGGATATTGCAACAGTTTCCGAGGTGGTAGAAGCCGAAGCGATCCCGGTTGGTGATGTTCAAATCCCCGGTATCAACGCCTTTGATGCTAACGGTTTTCTCGTTCATAACTGCGGAGAGCTACCCCTCAACGCATACGGGATGTGTGCGCTATCCTCGCTCAATCTGTCGGTCTTTGCGGAGCAGGGGCATGTCTCATGGCGTCGGTTGGAGCAGTCGGTACGAACTGGTGTTCGGTTCTTGGACTTGTTGATCGACACCTCGTTTTTCCCGCTGCCTGAGATTCGCGATGAAGTGCTGTCCAAGAGGAAGATCGGTCTAGGCGTCTTCGGGTTGGCGGATCTGCTGTTCCTCAAGGGTTTGCCTTATGGCGACTACCCTAAGACTTTGGCCTTTATCCACAAGCTCTTTGGGTTCATCGAGCAGACAGCGTTGAGTGAGAGTGAAGAATTGGCTGAACGGCTTGGGCCTTTCCCGCTCTGGGAGAAGTCGGGTTTGGAGACTCCGCGCCGTAACGGGACACTGCTGTCTATGGCACCTACTGGGAGCATTTCCTCTCTGTATGGGGCTTCGTGGGGTATAGAGCCTTACTTCTCAGTGAGCATGATGCGTAATGAGCGCATGGGGGTAGATCAGGTTTCCTTCCGAGTGTTGGAGCAGTGGCGTCAGGAACACCCCGGACAGGCATGGCCGGAGTATCTGAAGCTCGTGCATTCTGAGGATGCTTCAAGGGTACTGAGTGTCAGGGATCATTTGGCTGTCCTCGGAGCAGTGGCGGAGCATGTGGACAATGCCGTTTCCAAGACAGTCAACCTTCCGCACAGTGCTTCGGTGGAGGATGTCGAGGCTGCTTTCATCAGTGCGTGGGAAGCCGGAATCAAGGGCTTGACGGTCTTCCGTGATCAGTGTAAGCGAGCAGCAGCAATCACGCCTGTTGCAGAGGAGAAGGACATGGAATCCGATTTGTTGGATGACGAAGACGAGGGTATGGAGGATGACGACATGGATGATGAAGACGCTGCTCGGGACGCCGAAGTCATTCAATTGGCCGAGTCTATGGTAGATGACATTCTCAGTAAGCCGAAGGATCGGCCTGATAAGGTCACAGCCACAACCTATCACATCAAGTACGCGCCGGACAAGCCTGCGCTCTACATCACCATTGGAGATGTAGACGAGGATCCGTTCGAGATATTCATCAATACGGAGGACTCTTTGATGCGTGAGGGGTTGGACGGCCTCTCTCTGACACTCACAGCATTGTTCCGTAGGGGCATTAGCTGCAAGTTCTTGGTAGAGAAATTCTTGAAGTATGAGTCTGCGCTAGGTGGTGCATTCTACAAAGGGAAGTACGTTCCGAGTGTGTTGGCGGCTGTTGGTCTCGTGTTGAAGGAACATCTCCAGAGTTTGGGGGCAATGCCCCCAGATCATCAGCCAGAGTTGTTGCTCGGTAAGGGTAGTGATGCCCATGCTGATCGTTGCCCCTCCTGTGGGGAATACGCCTATGTTCGACAGGATGGATGTGGCTTGTGTGCAACGTGTGGGTTCTCCTCCTGCGGGTGAGAGCCTAGTTTGATCTATACTTGATTGTAGGTCTTGAAGTTTCCTCTCTGTAAGGAGTCTACATGCCGGGGTTGTTTGGATATTTGCAGCGTGTATTCGGTAACGGAGCCTCAGATAAACCCAAGCCACTATCTACGCGTCCTGTGGGCCATTCCGGGGGTTTGACACCGGAGCAGAAGTTTATCCGTACTGACCCCGAAAGCCGAATCAATCTAGTTGCTAATCATGGGTTGCTTTCTCAGTTGTTCTTCGCTGCAACGGATCTCGCAGCTTCGCGCCGCATGCGGTATATCGAGTACGATCAGATGGAAGAGAATGTCATTATCGCATCCTTCCTTTCTCTGATTACGGAAGATGCATATCAGCGTGACCCAGATAGCGAAAAGAGTGTCTGGATCGACCCTGACTTCCAGTACGCCAAAGAATTGGAAGATCTGTTCGAGAAGCTGGATGTCGAGAATCGTGGGCATGGCTGGATGTATAACTGTGCTAAGTTTGGGGATTTCTTCCTCAAGCCTTCGTTAGCAACCGGGCTTGGTGTGGTGGCCGCACGAGATGACTTGCACCCTACGGATGTTTGGCGTATTGATGTACAGGGCCAGTTGCTGGCTTTTGCGTACACGGATCGGTTGTTTGGCTCAGGGAATGCCAGTGCCTTCAACTCTGTTGGGGGTGTGGCAGGCGATGTGAGGATTGTTGTCCCGGATCAGATGATACACTTCGTGTTCAACTATCGTCCGACATTCGAGCGGTTCTCACTATCCATTCCGGCTAACTTCTACGATGAGCTTGAGGACGAGGATGGCGATTTGGTCCAGAGTACCGAAAGCCGGAGTCTTGTCATGGAAGCCCAGCAGCGGTTGATCGAACGGAAGCAGAATTTGCGGAAGCGGCTGGTAGAGGCGTTGCAGCAGGCGGCTGAAGTCTCGGGTGAAATGACTATGATGGGGGATCCGGTAGACGACCATGTCTCACTGGCTATTCAGGTCTCAGGTCGATATGGTACCTCAGCGTTGTACGAAGTTCGGAAAGACTACAAGATTCTGACGCTTATGGAACAAGCTCTGGCGTTGGGTAGGTTGGCTCGTTCCGGTGTGGCTAGGATTTTCTCGGTCAATACCGTAGATGCAACCCCCGAAGAGCGTGCTCGGTTGCTGCGTGAACTGGAAGACAAGCTCACGAAACGACAGGCATTTGATGCCACTACCCAGCTTTATCAGTCTGAATACTCACCGTTGAACTACTTGGATGACATCTTCCTACCCACGACTGGTGGGCGTGGGGATGTCACGGTTCAACAGCTTGGTGGGGATTTGAACATCAAGGATGCTGTGGACATCGATTATTTCCTGAGTAAGGTCTTTTCTGGTCTGCGTGTTCCCAAGGCGTACCTTGGATTTGAGGAGATGTTGCCGGGGTCTCTCGGGGCGGCTACTCCTTTGATTCAGCTCGACGTGCGGTATGCCCGGACGGTGAAGAAGCTCCAGCGGGCGTTTATGGAAGGGATCAAGGACTTGTGTTCCCTGCACTTGAAGTACAAGCTCGGGGTGAATATACCAGCGAAAGACATCCCGTTGAATATGTCTACCATTTCTGGTGCCGAAGAAATGGCTCGTATGGATATAGTCAAGAGCAGGATTGAAACCGCACAAGCGATTGCGGATTTCGTGACGGCACATGGTGGAGACGGCTCGAAGGCTGCGCGGGAGTTGTTTGACGATATCGTTGCTCGGGCTTTGCCGAGTCTGAACACGGATGGTATCTTCGATAGCCCCAACCCGAATCCAGAAGCTGCTACAGCAGATGAACTGAATCTTCCTAAGCCCGAGGATCGTACACCCACCGCTTCTTCTACACCTGCGGAGCCTTCTCCTCCTGAAGTCGAGCCAGAGTTAACAGGGACACTGACCCCGGAGGAGGAGCCGACTGGTGGAGAGGGTGAAGTCTAGTGCGTACACCGCAAGTTCTGCTCGGAGTGTTACGATGCGCAGGACCGAGCCAGTGGGAGAATGTGGTATGTGAATCATTTCCCGATGTAGTGGTGCAGGCACAAGATATCGGGGCATGGGGGGTTTCCCCATTCACGCATGAAGTGGCTCGTTCTTTGCTTTGTCATCCGTTTACACTTGAAGAAGCCAGTGAGATACTGGGCCGGATGCGAGCGTTTCATCAATGTTTCATTGGGTCTGTGTTCGAGAGCATGGACCCGGATGTCGTGTTGCGGGTGCGGCAGGCGGTCATGGAGCGGTCTGCGTTGGCAAAGAACTTGAAACGGTTGTTGTATGAGCAGGACTATTCGTATGAAAGTGCAAAGGCTTTGTTGTCGGCTTCGCAGCGATTGGTAGTCGAAACGGAGCACGGGTCTTTGGACCCCATCTCACAGTATCTTCCGTGGCTGACGGAGCAGGCAGCGCATTCCCTGACAGGGTTGCCGATGGAAACACTCGGGCTACTGCGCTTTCTCTTTCTCGGGGAGAACAGCTAGTCACTCGCTAGTGCGTATCTGAAACATCATATCCAAATACAGCATTCCCAAGATATACTCAAGGTAGAGGATAAGGAGGTTTCGCCAATGGCGAGGGACACTATTGAGTTTTTGTTTCGGTCTGGCGATGTTTGTTTCGTCGGTGTCGGAAGTGCTGTTCATGGTTACACCCCTCGTAAGGGCGAGGCTTCTGATCTCGTAGTCTTTGAAAACTGCATTCGTGAGGCGTGTGCCTCCTCCCAACCTTTGGCGCAGCTTTCTGAACATGCTATCCTGTTGATGCGTGAGGGTGAAGAGGCCGTAGCTGATGAAGCACCCCCACCTAGCACGCTCGATCCTTCTGAGTCCCCCTTCGAGGCGGTAGAAGACGTGTACCGTGAGTACATGAAGGACAAGTCTGCGGACTTTATTGCCGGTTTGAGAATTGGGTATGATCTTGGGTATTATGATTCCATTGTCGGGGATTTGCCTTCCGAAGAGGTAGAGGAACCCGCGCATGAGGGGGTAGAGTAATGGAGAACGCTGTGAACGGTCTGGTTGATTACAAGGACTCCAACCCCTCGGATGTAATCAAGAAGGGTCGTAAGCACGAGCCTTTTCGTCAGGTGATTCAAAACTCCCTATCGTGTATGGCGTGTGGGTATACTCGTCCCTTGGAGGATCCGAAACCCAAGGCTCCGGTCACGGGCGCGGCGCAGGACAAAGCGGATCAGGTGTGTCCAGAGTGTGGGGCTATTCTGCACCGACTCTCTTCGGTCGAGTTGGCTTACTACGGGTTTGTAGACCCGGATTCCACACCAATTCAGATGGAGCTGTTGCCTGAACCCCAGAAGTCGGATGTCAAGTTTTCGTTCCTTCGCGGGGATGTTGAGGTGCCTACGGTCGATGTCTATACTGGGGGCAAGGCACTCTCGTTTGCAATGGTTTCTCCGATAGGACAGAAAGAATCTACTTACAAGGACTTCCGGCAGCGGTTCGAGGCGACCTTGAAGCGTTCTTCTGCCTTGGCAATGCGCATGCTCGCGGAGAGTTGTGTTCTCGTGTTGGAGGATGGGCGGACCCCTCGGTTTGGGTATCGTGCCGGGGTCTTTGGACGTTCGAAACTTCCGTTGATCGAAAGTATCTCGCATGGATTGCCGATTACATTGGCGGAAGCACGGAAGGCAACCGTGCGGTTCGTCTCCGATGACAAGCGCATCCTTACTGTGGAGATCAACGGGAAGCGATTTGGTTTCACCCCGCGTGTGGGGTTCCCTGTTGATGGTGTGCAAGTTTCTGCGTCGATCTTCGAGGACTTTGTGCGCCGGTTCAAGAATCTGCGGGAAGATGCCGGGCGGGCTGTGTGCTTCCTCCTCGGGCACGGCGAGTTGACAGAAGCTGTCGTGCAGCCTGATGCTGTTGTAGTCCGTCCTTCTACTCCGCAGGCGTTTCTCCACATCGTGCGTAAGGCTATCGCCGAAGGCAGGCATTGGTCGGGTTCTCCACAGGGTATGACTCTGGCTGGTGACACCACGACTGTGCAGGGTTTGCTTGCGGAAGCGGATGCCAAAGCGGTTGTAATCGAAGATACAACCTCGGAAGATATGCCAGATGCCAACGTGGTGTTTGCCTCGCGTTTCCCCTCATATCGTGAATTCACACGGAAGGTGTTAGCCGGGGTGGGGGGCAATCCAGTTGAGTTCGGAGTTGCAGAACAGTCCCCTAATTTCAAGGTCAAGGGTGTGCCGGAAGCAACTCTGATTGAGATGATGGCCGCGTTGGGTGATGCAACTCCGCATTTGTCTCAGGGAGAGGACGGCTACACCTTCGTGCAGTCCTCGTTGAAGCTGGAACATATCCTCCCGGCTGCGGATGAGCGGCGTAGGGTGTTTGAGCAAGTGCAGATGTACGCTGCACCGAGAATGGAGAGTTAGAATGGGTTTCGAGGCTATTGCTGTCACGTTGTGGGTAGCCTTCGTTCTCTCGGTTGTGGTCGAGGCAGCAGTCAAGACATTTGAGCGATTCTGGTTCTTCGGTGCGGCGGTGGCAAACAACTATCAGTACAAGAAGGCATTAGCCGCTAGGAATCTTCAGCCGGGGCAGGCGTATGAGGATTTGCGCCCCCACTTCTTGAAGCTGGTACTTGCGGTGGTGTGTATCATCGTCACGCTCCAGTTTCATTTCACCATCCTAGACCCGGCGATTCAGCTTGTGATGCCTGAATTCCAATCAGGTTTTCTGGGCTACTTGCTTACGGGTCTGGTAATCGGTCGTGGCAGCAATGTCACCCACTCGATAATCGAGAAGATCAAGGTTTTTTCGCAGTCTTCAACAACTGCTAACAGGGGGTAGGGAATGACTCGTCAGTTTGGAAGTTTGGTACAGGTACTCCGTGAGGACGTTGAAGACGAGGTTCTTGACCCTTCTGCGGAGGATTTTGACGGGGCTGTCGAGGCAGAAGTAGACGATTTTGGCGGTGAGGACTCCACCCCGCAGCCGGTTGACAAGGTGACGGTTCTTACGTCTAGCAGCCTGTGTGACAAGGGTTTCTACATGGCTGTCCCACTCCCGGATGACGATGTTGCCAAGCAGGTGAAGGAAGAGGGGGCTTGGTACGCGAATGCTCTGGCAGTTGCGCTCAACCAGTTCCTCGTAGATAACGGGTACGCGGATGTGACTACACAGGCATTGGAGAGCGAAGACGACTCTACACTGCGTGTTTCCGTGCTCTGGGCCGGTGGGCAGGAAAGCGAACCCGATGCGGTACTGGCGTTGATGCAGGAGTTCATCAGTGGGCTGCACGATCACCCGGTGCTGTCGATCATCGGGCAGACAGACCCCGAGCCGCAGGTACACGGTGCTGAATATCAGGTGGAAATCGAATTCCCGGAGCCTATTGATGATGCTGCTGTGGCTAAGTACATGGATCGTTTGGCGCAAGCTCTTGGGGCGTGGGATGAGAAGAACGGGGTCGAAGACCAGAACTTGGCACTTCGTTACGTAAATCACGGTGAGTACACACTGGTTGTTGCAGTTGATTCTCCGATGGAGATTCCGGAAGATGTCTTTGTCGATCAGGTGCCGGAAGACCAGAAGAAGGATGAGACGGTTGGCGAAGAAGAGACACAGGAAGCCGAAGATGAAGTAGAGTCTGACACCGAAGAGGATGCTGCTGATCAGGAAGCCGAAGCTGGAGTAGACGGTGAAGCCGAAGATGCTGAGAAGGAAGAAGATGAGGACGAAGAGAAGAAAAAGAAGACTGAATCCCGTCATCCCCTGAAGGAGGGCTACCGCGATGTTCTGGAGCAGATTCTTCGTAGGGTAGCCCATGATGTGGTATATGACGCTGCGTCTACCTATCAGCAAAGAGGTGGTGGCGCAGCCGCAGGAGGGCTTCCAGCTCGGTATTATCTATACATGAAGCCTGCAACGGCGACGGAATACGGTGATTTGCAGTTCTTCCGTGGTTGGGGAGATGAGCCTGATCCACGGTTAGAGGGTTGGGATCTTGTGACGGGTGAGAGTCTGATCATCGACTACCATGGATCTCTAGGTGAGGAAGTGGTCAGGAAGTGGTTGGAGGACAAGGCTCAAGTTAGAAGGCTTCCTCTGATTGCACAGAATGCTGAGAAGGAAGAAGATGAGGACGAAGAGAAGAAAAAGAAGACTGAATCCCGTCAGCCGGTGAAGGAAATGGCTACAGGAACAGCCGTGCTTATGGCAGAAATCAGGAAGATGTTTCAGGCGATTCTTGCGAAACTTCCAGATCGCTGCAAGATCGACGCCGAGATTGGTCAGTACCGGGGACAAGGTGATCTGTATCTTTCCGGCGTGGGAAACGACAGCGCAGACATAGACTTCAAGTGGACTATTTCGAGTGGTGTGGCAACGCAAAAGGTTCGTCCCGACTGGGGTGATGAACAGCCGATAGTCTTTTGTTTGGGATTTATTGATTCACCGCAAGTAAAGGCAACTGTGAAGGAAGAGTGGAACATTCCGTTTGATAAGGATATGCTTGATTACGCCGATCCTATTGCACAGTGGATTATGGCGTTTGCGGGGCTGAAGCCAAACACAGAATCCAAGAAGCGCACCAACGAGGGTCGGAAACGATTCAATACTCAGACAGGTATAGGTAAGTCGAAGCATGTTCTCAACTTTCATGATGGTGTGAAGACACATAAAGATGGTAGTGACTTCTATGATATCCGAATATTCTCCAACGCGAAGGATCTTGCTGCGTTTGTAGCTGATCTGAAATCGAAGGGGTATGTTGAAGAGAGCATTGAATCCAAGAAGCCTGCCTCGAAGGCCCGTCAGCACCATCTTGTTCAGGAGAAGACTATGGCCCTCACCCCTGAGACTGCCAAGGCTGCGGCTTGGGATGCAGGCAATGCCAGCATGCGCAAGGCTGGGCGTACCTCGTGGAACGAAGAAGATATGATGGCTGCGGATCAGGAAATGGCCCGATTGATGCGTAAGGTTGAGCCTGATAATCCTACATGGTGGACTGACGAGGAGAGAAACGCTGGGGTGGCTACTGAGTCCCGTAGTAGGCTTCGTGAGTCGATGTTTGACTACTCACCCGACCCCATCCATTTCTCCGAAGACATGCCATATCTAGACAATGTGTTGGAGATGTGGAATGGTGCTCCAGAAGAGAACGGGGATTTGGAGTGGTCCGGCCCCTACCGTGATTTCTTGACGATGAACGATGACTCTACAGACGGTATTCCTCCGGAATCCTGCTACATGAAGCCCGGTGAGGAGCGAGTCGTTGGGGGTGGGGCGTATGCCACATTCACCCTCAAACTCTCCAAGAATCAATGGGAAGAGGGAAAGCGGGGGTCTCGGAAGCGCCCTTTTCGCGAGTCTACGGAGCCTGAAGGCTCGAAATACATCACTGTCAGCTACGATACAGTCACCCCGGAATCCGCTGAAGAGGGGGATGTTGCTGAAAGTGGCTGGGAGGATGAAGAGGGCGTAGACATGACGCCGGATGAGATCGATGTCGAGGACGGGATCTCCGCTGTGGACAAGGCTGTGGACTATCTGCAGAAGAACGGCCCTATGGAGCCGTCGTCTTCGCAGTTCACCCCACATACTTGGTACACACACTACGAGGGGCAAGATCCGAGTGATGGTTCGGAAACCAGCTACTCCTACCATCTGAATGGCTTTACTCCAGAGGAAGAGCAGGAGATTTACAGGCGTATGACGAGCAAGAACGAATCTCGGTTGCGCGATTTCAAGTCTGTGGCAGGGTGTTCGTATGTCGAATCAGGGCAGGCGATACCACGACGCGAGTTTGACCTTGGTGGGGTGGAGCGATTTGGTAAGTATGTCAGTATAGTCAAGGACGGCCCAGCTTATCTTGTAAAGCGTCATCCTGACCATCCGGCTGGTAGAGCTATTGCTGGGGTATCTTCTCTGACACGGGCTCGTGCAGTTGCAAAGAGGCTGGAGCGGGGGGATACTGTTGGGGATATTGAGAAGGACTTGAAACAGGGTTTCATATCCGAGGGACAGTGGTCAGGGCAGGCGATACCACGACGCGAGTTTGACCTTGGTGGGGTGGAGCGATTTGGTAAGTATGTCAGTATAGTCAAGGACGGCCCAGCTTATCTTGTAAAGCGTCATCCTGACCATCCGGCTGGTAGAGCTATTGCTGGGGTATCTTCTCTGACACGGGCTCGTGCAGTTGCAAAGAGGCTGGAGCGGGGGGATACTGTTGGGGATATTGAGAAGGACTTGAAACAGGGTTTCATATCCGAGGGACAGTGGTCAGGGAAGGTCGATACCGACTGGACACCCCCCGAGGGCTTCTTCAATCAGAGTGCAGAGAAGATCGCACGCGGGTTGGAGTCGGCTTCAACTGGATTGCAGCAAGCAATGTCTCGACTGAATTTCTACATCAACCGGGCGGGAGAGAACCTGTCTGATGATGATAAGAAGCGGTTGGAGAAGGCGAAGGACGAGCTACATCATCTTTACGACCAGCGTGAGTCTGTGCAGAAGGAAAGCATCGTCCAAACCGACACTTCCGAAGAGCTGCGAAAGGTGACTCTCGCGTGCGAAGCTTCGGGCTTGAAGTACGCTGTGACAGGGAAGCAAGTCGTGATCTCTGGAACACACGCACAAGTCGAAGAATCGTTGAAGGCTGCTGGTGTTGATGTTGTGTGTGATGAAGCCAAGAAAGGGCCTCGTCCGCAGAAGCCGAAGGATCCCAGCCGCCGTCCGAAGGGACGTGGCAAGCCTCGGGAAATTCATGTACCGAAGCCTCGTCCTCGTCCCGAAGTCGATGAGTCCATTCAAGTGAAGCCGTTTAAGGCGGACTACTTCATCGATTTGCTGTCTACTGATGTGGATGAACTGACCAAAGCATCCTCAATCCTCCGTCGCAAGGGGTTGAAGGTCGGTCGGCCTCAGCGGGCAGTGGATTCATGGTTCGTGACCGTCTCCGGAGTTGCCGCAACCAGTGGAGCAGAGGCTAGGCAGTACATTGCATCCTTGCTGAATCTATCCCGGTTAGCAGTGACAATGAGTGAGTCACATTCTAGTGAACCGGAGTCTATTGCAGCCTCGCTGGATCAGGCTACTCAGGAAACAATCGAACACGCACGTAGGTGTGTGGCCATTATGAACCAGCTTCCTGAAGGGACAACGATTCACAGCGGACGTAAGACATGGACTAAGACTACCGTTGCAGGAGATATCTTCTGGACGGATGGGAAGCGTTGGGTGTCTAACGTAGTTATGGAGGTTGGTGCAAAGATTGCCTCTCAGATCACCGGAATTGATATGTTCAATCCACCTCCGGTAGGGACGGTGCTATCTGTTGGGAAACACCAGACCACTGAGCGTGTTGACTCGGAATCTTCGGAGCAGCCTATCCGATACGACCCAAATACGAATCGTCATAATGGGCAAAAACTTGTTCGGGGTGACTTGATTCGAGATACTGAGGGTAAGGTCTATATTCTGGACCGTGATCGCGGTTATTTCCTGAATCTGGATGTTGCCGTGCAGAATCCAGAAGGAATGTGGCGTCCATCATCTCAAGGCAAGACCTTCAGTGTTGACCCCACAAATAAGGATGAGTACCACGGTGATCTCTTCCTTATGGGGAAGAATGTCTTCGAGTCCAAGTCCGTGGTTGTTGAGCAAGCACCCCCAGAGGACAGCGAAACAATGACTGTCAGTATCCCTACAGAGAAACTGGTAGACAGTCTGTTGCCAGTACCTCGTGGTTTTTTCCGTATGGGGACAGGGTTCGAACATGAAGACGGAGAGGGGTCGATTGATGGTACCTCTGCATTGGGCCTTCAACTTGAAATGTACCCCGACTGGATTCTTTCCAGTGCTGAAGTGACGCCGGAGAATACAACGCTGACGCTCTACAAGCAGGGTGTTCTGGATTACATGCAGGATTCCGGTCAGTGGGCTGCTGATGCTACTCTTGATTTTGCATCCGAGGAACTGAACGATCAGGATGCGATAGTGGCGTTCTTGCGGAATACATTGCACGAAGAGCTAGTGCAGCGTGTAGACCTGTTCGATTTCTACACACCGTCACCTTCCGATGATATGTCGGAACTTGATGATGAAGAGATGAACGATGGGGATGCGGAGTAATTCTGTGTCTTTGCTTGAGAAGGATATCTCGATACAAGATCTGCGTAAGGCAACGGACCCCCTTTTCCTTCGGAATAAGGAGAGGTCGAAGGATGTTCATCTCAAGATCGCAGAGATCACTCCGGCGGGCACGATTGTTACGCTCTCGAATTCCGTGACCCTCAAGAGAGAGAATCACTGGCGACAGTCAATCAAACTACTGGATTGGGATGAGGCTCTTGAAGTGGACGGTTTGTCGTTTCCGGACAGAGCTAATCTCGCTGTCTTCGGGAGACTGCAAGTAAAGTGTTCATGCCCTGCATATTTATACTGGGGTTATGAGTATATAGAAACTCAGCTAGGTTCCGATAACATTGAGGTGCCTGACTACGAGGGGAAAAAGGGTGGGGAGAAGCGGTATCCGAAGGTGCGAAATCCGAAGCTACGGGGTGTGATTTGTAAGCATTTGACCGCAGTTCTTCTTACACTGGAGCGGTCGATACCTGAAGTGGCATCAGCCATGGCGTCATACGCACGTCTAGGCAAGATCAAGGTTGGGTCTGGGAAGGTGCAAAATGCCGAATAAGGTTGTTTATCTTGGGGACTCTCTTTACGATGCAGTGCGTCTTGGGGTGGGGGATGCGACTGTTACCGTTCGTATCCAGAGGGCTAGTGATGGGTTTGGGTGGGACTTCACTCAGGAAACCTTCATTGCTGACCCAGCGGACCCGCAGGAAACTTTGACAGAGAGTGATCTCCTTGCCGGAGTGTATCTGTTCGATTTCGATACAGATTTCCTTCTTGCAGAAGATACGCTTTATCTGTTGTACGAGTGCGGCACGGAGTCTTTCGAGGAGTTGCATGCAGTTCAGGTGCTTCATCGAGATCGTTTGAGTGTTCAACTCGGTGTATCCTACGATTTCGAGGGGAACTTCCTGCATCTGGTAGCATCACTCAGTACCCCGCAGGCAATTCTCACAGATACAACTCGTGTTACTTTCTCAGTTTACGATGAAGATGGAACGCTTGTTGTCGCTGCTACCCAAGTAACTGATAACGTGGGTGGGGTCTTCAAACTCGTGAAGGCTGCGGTCAATCTTAGTGAGCATTCATGCTATACTATTGTGGCCGTAGCAGAACATAACGGGCGTTCGTATCGCGGGACTTCCGCGCTGATTACAGTCTAGGGGGTTTGCTGTGGGTGCGCGTCCCTCTTCGTCAGGGCTGCTGGTTGCCACAAAATCCGTCTATGACACACAGGGTCTGTATGAGCGGACCTTTACGCAGTTTGCGCGTCTTCGAGAGGGCGTGGAGTCAGCGGATCAGGTACCAGCCCGACGGATTGATTTGCATACGGGGCGGCGCACTACGCTCCGATTCGCGTTGTTGAAAGTCGATGCTTCGGGTAATGAGAGCGCGTTTGATCTTTCGCAAATCACGGCTGTAAAGCTCGCCTTTAATCGGAATCTCACCTACAACAGTGTGAAACCCACAGGAGAGACTACCCCGGCTCTGACGCTTACTGCTGCTGTTGAAACCCCTGCTTCGGCAGGATTGGTGTACTTCACTGTTGCTGAGAGCCATCTACCCGCAACCATGGCGGGGGAATTCACTGGTGAAATCTACACTGAGGTCGGTACAGGGACAGTTCAAACAGGACATTTTGCAAGTCTTTTGATTCGGGTGCAGTAAGTGTGTAGCATCTCGGAGATTTCAAGATATACTGTTTGTGAAGGGACACCCTTGACAAACGGAAATAACGGAGGCGTCTGATGAAGAAACTGTTGTCTGAGACTCTGAACAATCCCTCGATGACGATTGTCGAGTCTAACAGCACCAATCTCCCGAAGGGTGTTCTCCTTCGCGTATCCGGACAGGTGGGGCTGTATGACCAGCCCACGCTGAACGGTCGCTCTTATCCGAAGCAGCTTTGGGTGGAGCGTGTTATCGGTTCCCCGGATATCGCGAAGAAGATGCAGGATCGTAATCTGTTCGGTGAGGCAGACCATCCGCAAGAGCTGGAAGTCTCCATCCACCGTATCTCACACGCGATCTCGAAGATTTGGCTTGATGAGAGTACCAATCGTGTGATGGGTACTTTTGATATTCTGGATACACCCGCCGGGCGCATTGTCAAGACGCTTTACGATTACGGTGCGAAGGTCGGGGTCTCCAGTCGTGGATCAGGGGAAATCCACGAGAACAACGGTATCTCAGAAGTACGGGCGGATACCTACGAGTTCATTACATTCGACTTCGTGACCGACCCTGCCAATGTTGGTAGCTATCCTACACCGGTTATGGAGTCGCTGGCGCGTCGTGATCTTGCAAAGTACAAGGAAGACATGCCCTTCTATGAGGGTTTGTTCCACAAGCTCGGTATTGATCTCTCGACGCTGCAAGAAAAGGCTCCTTCAGAGACGACAGAGGGGACTCGGGAATCTTTGTGGGAGTCGCGTTTGAGTGAAATGGCCGAGACTTTGAAGACGATGAATGCTTCGCTCTCCTCGCGTTCGAGTGAGATTCAGGCAAAGGATATTCAAATCATAGGGTTGCAGGAAACAGTTGCATCTTTGCGGGAGCGTTTACTTCTGGCTGACTCTCTGTTGGAGTCCAAGAGTGAACCTACTTCTGCTTTTGATGGGGAAGTCGTGCGTTCTCGACTCAACGCTATTGAGGAACGGGTTCGTCAACAGGCTTCTCAGGGTGCGGTTCAAGAATCCAAGGTTCGCAAGGAACTCGTACAGGCCCAGCAGGAGAGTCAGGGTTTGCGTGAGCAAGTCAGCAATCAGCGTGCAACTATTCTTCGGTTGCAGAAGCAACAGGAGATGATGCGGGAATTGCGGAAGCGGTTCTTTGCCGAGCGCAAGACACGGTTGGCGGCTGAACAGCGGGCGAAGGTGGTTCCAGTGACAGAAGCAGCGAAGCCGAAGCCAACGGCCCAGCCGAAAGTAACGGTTGCTCCTGTTGCGTCACCTCGACCTGTGTCTCGTGTAATTGAGCGCAAGCCTGTACGTGTCGAGTCAGAAGAGAGTCAAGAGGCTATGGAGTCCCGTTTGATCGGGATGTTCAATGCCGCAAGTGCGGGTGCCGGTCTTGATGACGGCACTGTACCCGAAGAATAATCTTCGGGAGAAGGGTGAGTCAAGTGGGTGATATTCGTCAGATCATTGAGGAAAGCCGTAGGCAGCGGAAGGAAGCCTTTGAGATCGTCAAGGCCAATCCGCGTCTTCGTCCTTACCTTGAGGCCATAAAGAAGGCCCGCCCCAAGATTTCTGACAAGATGCTTGAGGATACGGCTATCTGCATGGAGAACACTCGTCAGTGGATGCGTTCCTTGAACGAGACTACCAAGTCTTCGTCCATCGGTAACTTCATTCACCACGGGTTTGAGCTGATCGCAGCCGTCATGCCTAACCTGCTCGCGCATGAGTACGTCTCGGTTCAGCCGATGACTCGGCGCGTGGGGGAACTGTTCTTCCTCGACTACAAGTACGGCACCACCAAGGGGAACATCACTGCGGGAACTACGCTGTTTGGCTGGCAGCAGGCTGGTCAGGGCGGGGAGCAGTATTACTCCTCCCCGAAGGTTCGGAATGAGCTGGTTGGTACTGGTAATGGCTCGACCAAGCATTACGAGTACACACTCAACACCATTCCGGTTGATTCGCTGGTTTCGATCACCGACGGCGTAGAAATCTTCACGGATGCTACCAAGTCCGGTACGTTGACTGGTGATAAGACCGGTACCGGCTCCATCGACTACGACACGGGTGAAGTTGTCCTCGACTTCCATTCCAATGTCGTGAACCTGACCCCGATCTACGCCAACTACGATCTGAACTTCGAGAACAACCCGGACAACATTCCGGAAGTTAACCTCGAAGTCTCGGGTGTTACGGTGACGGCAGAGGAGAAGAAGCTCCGTGCTATCTACACCCTTGACGCTGCTTACGACATGGAGCAGAGTCATGGTCGCTCCGTGGATGCCGACCTGTCCAACGCGCTGTCCTCAACGGTTCGTGCAGAAATCGACGCGAAGATTTTCGCGGAACTTTATGCAGGTGCCCACGAGGCCATCACGACTTGGAACAGGAACACCCCGCTAGGTGTGAACTGGAGGGATCACAAGTTCAGCCTGATCTCCACGATCAAGGCCGCATCGAACCAGATCCTGAAGAACACCCGTAGGGTTGAGGGTAACTTCATCGTTGCCGGTGTTGATGTCTGCACCGTTATCGAAGACCTTGAGGGTCGGTTCCGCCGGACGGCTGCAAAGGCCATGCCGGGTCCGCACCTGATCGGTACTCTCGATGACATGCCAGTCGTCAAGAACCCGTACTTCAGTGACAAGACCTTCCTTGTCGGCTACAAGGGTGATTCCATGGTAGACACAGGCTACATCTACGCTCCGTACATGCCGCTGTATGCTACCCCGAAGGTCACTCTGGATGACTTCAAGACCCGTCAGGGTATGGGTACGCGGTTTGCAACGTATCTTGTCAACCGTAGGATGTACATCCGTGGAGCCATCTCGGGTGACAACGTCCCAACCCCGTACACGATCACTGAGCAGACCTGATAGATGACAGTAGTGGGGGCGATTGATTTCGCCCCCACTACCCAGTTGTTGTGCAGAGTAATTCACTTAGGAGGGTGATCATGGGTGTAGTGCGTAATATCTCCGATAAGCCGCGTTCTTTGACCTTCTTGAAGACAGTGCGTGTTGTTGCTCCAAAGGCACAGGCTGTAGTTCGTAGGCTTCTGGTGTCGGAGTACGCTCGCTACCGCAAGGATGCTTCGCTGGTTTTGTCAGGGGATTTCGATCTCTGCATTCGGGTGTATAGTGGCCGGTATGCAGTTGCCAAGTTGGTTTCCCTACCTGCTGAAGAACCCGTTGTTGATGCTCTTCCTGACATCCCTACTCTTGCCGAGTCCGAAGCTCTTGTTGAGGATGAATCTTCTGCTGACGCACAATCGGAAGAGAGTCCGGTGCTATCTCCCGCTCATGAACTCAAGAAGATGTACGATGCTTCGGGGTTAGATGCAGTCAAGATTGCCTATGGGAAACCGGCACTGACATCCTTGTGTGAGGAATTGGGTCTGGATTCTGACGGCAATAAGGTTGAGCAGATAGAGCGTATAGTCCAGAGTCTACAGTAAGGTAGACTATGGATACAAATACCCTGCTCAAGTATGTGACCAATGAGCTGACCGGCGGGGGGGTAATCGATCTCGATGTAGAGCCTTCTCTAATCGAGTCTTTTATCAACGATGCTCTGGAACGGGTGCGTATCTGGTACAGAGAGCCGGTACTGATTGAGTCTGTCTCCCTACATCTCACAGAGACCCGAGCAGGGTATGTGGACCTAACCACCGCGTTGACTAAGCCCGTTCATATCATCGATGATGTGTGGCCGATCCGGCTGCGTCACTCCGGGGATTTCGTCCTGCAGGAGATATCCGACTTGCTAGGGTTGCCGTCTGGTTTGTTCACCTCGGATGCTGTGCGTGAGTATGCTACATGGATATCTGTGCGCGACATGATTCGGAAGTCCATGGGGTTGAATATGACATGGCGGCAGATGGGTAACATCCTTTACGTTGATGATGTGAGAGATGGGTTCCAGACAGTGACGGTCGTGTACTGCCCTGTTCCGCAAACCCTGAGTGAGATCACTTTCGGCCCCGCTATTTCATGGGTCAAGGATTGGGTACTAGCGAAGACAAAGGTGGCGTGGGCCGGAGTGTTGGGGAAGCTGACGGCAGGAGTTTCCGGGGTACAAACTAACGCCTCTGAGCTACGAGCCGAGGGGAATACCATGTTGGAGAAGTTGGACGAGCGATTGAAGACTTTGCAGTTTTCGTTTGGCTCGACTTCTCGGGGGTTATAGGGGGTACTATGGCTGTACGATTGCTCCGTGAACAGGATCCTGATCAGGAACAGGATTTCGGTGCTGTAGACGATCCAGTGCTTGATTTTGATGTAGAGGCTCCGGCGGAGCCGTCTACCGAACCCTCAGAAATGGGGGGTGAGGAGTTGACCAGTCTACTGACTCCGGAAACAATGCGCACACAGTTTGAGCATGTAGACTCGTTACTGACCTACTTGAAGCAACTGGGGGCTGCTTTGAGCACCGTCCGGTCGCAGTCGTATGATCATGGCCCCGATGGTGAGGATGCCCTTGAAAATACGGTTAGTCTGGCTTCTGCGGAACAGTCAGTGACTGATTTGCAGATTGCCGCTCTCGATATGCTGAGTCGGCTTCAGACCTTGTTGGGTACGCAGGCTCCTCAATGGGTGGAGTATGCGAATCTGATGGGTGATAAAGACTCTGTTCCTTCGGAGACCACGACCGAAGAACCCCCTGCGGAATCTGCTCCCGAGGAGGGTGGTCTACCCACGGACGACGAATTGAAGTTCGAGGGCCGTAAGCGGATTCAGGAAGTTGCGATCTATGGGGTGACGGACCCCAACCAGCTTTCTTTGAAGGCTGTGGCAAACCTCATGCTCATCTACTTGCGCTCGAAGCAGGCTGCAAAACTGAATGCTGAACTCTCTTCTTTCAAAGCTACATCTAAGGCAGATGTCTCGAAGGCTCAGAAGACACTGGCTTCATGGCTCTCGGGTCAGTTTGGTCCAATGTTGCGTTGGTGGAGGGACGAGATCGCTGCCAAGTCTGGGGCTATCATTCCTGAAGTGATGAATGTTCTGGTTTCTGCGGGCAGTGCTTCCGCACTTACCCCTTCGAAGATGGGTTCTGAGTTGTCCAGAACGCAAACTGCGGATCAAGAAGCATCTCCCGGTGTCGTTAGCCGGGATAACCCTGCAGGAATTGCTCCGGGAGCGGAGATTACTGGGGAGTCTTTGGTGCTGAGGCAGGGGAAGTGGTGGTTGAAAGAAGAGGCTTTCGATACACTGGCTGAAGCATTTATGGAAGCTGTGAGGCGTGAGATCCCTATTGCTGATGTTCAGATTGATCGGAAGTAACTGTTGAACAGTACACGGTTTGTAGGAACAAAGGATGTCAACCTGTGGGAGAAGTTGCTGGTTGAACAGTACCGGCTACAGGCTCCGAGACTTACCTACCGTGTTTTGAGTATCGAGAAATCGCTTGTTCACGACATTTACGATACAGCGGAGCATACGGAACGGTCATTCACCGAGGTACTGGAAGTTCCCCTTCGTCCTATTTTTGCTCCCGAGGAGATGGGGATGTCTGCATGGGCGATTGACATCTCCCGGCAGATTCTTTTTCGGTCGTCTCGAAAGGTTTTATCGGAACGTGGGATAGCTCCTAAAATAGGGGATGAGATTATCTATGATGGGAGCCGTTATGAAATTGCGACAGTTTTGCGACGTGAAGAGTCTCAGGTTGGGGTGACGAACGAGTTTTTGGAGTTTGATCTCGTAGCCAATATCCCATCGCCTGATCTGTTGTAGTTTGGGGGTTGTGGTGCAGACGTTTGTTTATCCTGCCAAGATCGTCTATATCTACGATGCTGGTGTATTTGAAGCTATCGTGGATTTGGGCTTCAAGGTTCATTACAAAGCTCGATTGCGGCTGAAGGGGTTTACCCTTTCTGATCAAGACATCGCTGTTGTTCAACAGGCCAAACGCTTCGCTATGGATATCTTCCTCGACAAGCGAGCTATTATCCGTACCCATAAACAGGGGCGGGAGTGGTTAGCTGATGTCTTCCTGCCGGGGATCACGCAACGGTTTCTCCCAGCACAGGTGATCATCGATGGGAAGTCTTTTGTCGATATGAAGACATACTTGCACATGGCTGCTGCGTATGAGTTCGATTCTCAGATGTCGGACTGGGAAGCAGGTGATTTCTGATGGGGGATATGGCCGGACAAGCGGATCCCGCAGTTGCGACTCAGTTCGATATTTTCCAGCTTTACGACAGAGCTATGCTGGCTCGTTTTGGCTCATTTACATGGGCGAGCAAAGTCATCCCTCTCCATATGGTCACCCCTCAGCGGGCATTTGCAAACGTGGCTCGAATGTTCAATACTGAGCTGTATCGAATGCAGCAGACCCTGCGTCTCCCTCTCCCCCATCTTGGGTTGTATCGTGGGGGGATTACCCCGGATGCAAACCGTAACTTCTTCCGCAAAACTATGTTGGTGGGGGTGGATCGTCATCGGTTGATTGCCTTGGAAGCACAGACTCCCACAGCAGTGAGTGTCGAGTATCGTTTGGGGTTCAAGGCAAAGACACAGGAACAGATGAACGAAATTGCGCGTCAGTTTACCAACTTGTTCGTTTTAGATAACTCGTATGTGAATGTTGATATCCCTGATTGGGGGTATTTGTGTTTGCTCTTGAAATCCTCGGGGATCACCAATAGTACAGAAGAGGATCCCGGTGATAAGGAACGTGTGTTCATTGGGGTGGGCACGATGTCACTACTTGGATTTTCTTTCCGAGAAGTACAGCAGGTCAAACTCATAGGGAAAGTTCGTTCTTCATGGGAGGTGGGGTATGGAGAAATACCTCCTGTCTAATCGGGTGGGGTATGAAGTACCTATTCAGTTGTTCGAGAATGGGCGGCTGCGTACTTTGTTCTTGCAGCCGAAAATGGTGATCGAGATCGCGTCGGAAGCCATTACTTCCATGATCCGGGTGCAGGAGCGCCGGAAGGAGATTCGGCTTACAGAGGTGCCGGAAGTTCCGGAGACTGGTGGAGTAAGCGTTTCCACTTTGGGGATGTCGGTCGAAGTCGTTCCCAAGATCGAGAAGGGGAGTAAGAGGCACAGGGTCTCAAAAGATATACTTCAACAGGAACAACAAACGGATGCCCCAGAGACGGCTCCAGAAGAATCGTTCGGGGGTTTAGATTCCCCAGTCGGGGATAAGGAGGTTGGCTGATGGCCTATCCTGTGGGTGTTATTCAGCGTACTTTTGATGAGTCGCTGTATGAGACTGCCCCGAGCGGTACGATTCTTGGGGTAGTGGGTGTTGCACATAAGGGTCCGATCAATGTTCGGACGGAGATCACTTCCCCGTCTGAATACGTAGCGACTTTCGGGTTGCCTACGACTCAGTTGGGTTGTGCGGCGATGCAGTTCCTGCGTTGCTCCTCGAACCTGATTGTCGTGCGTGTGGAAGATGGGTCTGCAGCGGCAGCAACAGTGGATATTGTCAATAACCTGACAAGTATCCTGACTGTCACAGCCAAGACCAAGGGTACTTGGGGAAACGACCTTTCCGTCGAAACAGTGGTAGCCGAGGATGGCGTTGCCGGTCATGTGAACATCAAGGTGTACTATCAGGGTGTTCTCATGCGCGAACATGCTAATGTGGACGGTTTTACGGCTGCTGCGGCATTGGATGATGATCTGGTGGACTTTGCTCAAGCCTCGGGATCTCCAGCATGGCCTGCTGCATGGACGGGTGAGTACCGTACCTACACGCTGGCATCTGGTGCCTCTGGTACTTCGGCTGTCGATACAGACTTCATCGGGACAGCAGCAGTTGAGCCTACAACTCCTGCTACTGGTCTTCACCTGTTCGATAACCCTGAAGACTGCGATATCGATTTGGTGGCATGCCCCGGCGAATCAGACAAGGATGTCGTAGCTGCGCTATTGCTTCTCGCAGGTGTCACTCGTCAGGACTGCATTGCCCTGATCGACCCGCCGGACAACCTCACTCGTGATGAGGTCAAACAGTGGGTGAACGGAACGTATGCAGGTGGACCACCGGCTGCGTTGAATGATCGCTTCGGTACGACTTCATATCCGTGGCACTTCTACATCGATGAGTACAGCCCTGATGGTGTCTGGGTTGCACCGTCCGGCCCGCTTGCTGCGGTCATTGCCAACTCCGAGAAGGAGTCGAACCCGTTCATGGCCCCTGCGGGTCGTAAGCGTGGGCTACACAAGTTCACCTCCGAGCTGCGGTGGAACCCCTCGAAGCCGGATCAGGTTTCGATGTACAGCATAGCTGGGCAGAACATCAACCCGTGGGTCAAGCTCCGGGATGCGGGTATTGTCCTTCGTGGGCAGAAGACCCTGCAGCGGACTGCTACTGCTCTGGATCGACTCTCCGCGCAGCGGACACTGCTTTACGCACAGAAGAAGCTCGACCGGCTGGCACAGAACTTCGAGTTCGATAAGTCAAACGAAAAGACGTGGGGTAATCTGATCGATGCCTGCAAGCTCGTTCTTGATCCGATCCGTGGCGACGGCGGTATCTATGACTATCGTGTCCAGTGCGATGACAAGTTGAATACGGCTGCTGTACGCGATAGGAACGAGATTATGTCCAAAGTGTTTGTCCAGTTCGAGAAGGATGGCGAGTGGATCTTCATCGATTGGGTAGTCCGCTCTTACAGTGCGGGCCTAGAGTAAGGGTGGGTGATTGATAATGGTAGACAAGCTCTATGATGACACCATGCGGACTTGGGCTCCGCAGGAGCAGAACCTGTGGGATTTGACAATTCAGGGTGTGCCTAACTTCGAGAACGACTCGAACATTCTGTCCTTGTCATTGACTACGGTAGACCTGCCGAAGGAGACCACGGACAAGATTACAGTGCCTTACATGCATTCCGAGATGTATTACGCGGGTCGTACCACGTATGATGCGATCAACATCAAGTTCAAGGACTTCGTTGATCCTAACATCTGGAAGGCGATCATCGGCTGGCGTAGGATGGTCTGGAACCCGATCACGATGCGTGCGGGTCTTCCTGCCGATTACAAGAAGATCGGATCCCTCACGCTCTACAATCCGAACTTTGAGGTCAAGCGTGTCATAAAGCTGATCGGGGCCTTCCCTCTGGATATGTCCCCGAGTAGCTTGGATCAGGGTTCGAGTTCTCAGGTAGAAATCTCGGTCACTCTCAGTATCGACAAGGCAATTCCGGACGAGAACTTGGCTCCTTAGTGTGTTTGTTCGTTGTAGGTAGTAGGTTGTTTTTCTTTGGAGGGTGGATATGCGGAGTCTTGTAGTCAGTTTGCCTTCTCAGGGTCTTTTGGGGTATCCAGCGGACTTTGAGATTCGTGAGTGGTCCGTGAATGAGATTCGTAGTTTCTTCACAAGTAAGCGCCAGTTGGCGAAAATGTTGGACTTCGTGAGGGGCTGTATTCTCAGCCCCTCCGGTCCTGAATTCAAGTTCCAGAAGATAGCATTGTCCGATGTATCCGTACTGGTTATCGAGGTGCGGAAGCTCTCGATCGATAATCATTACGAGTACAAAACACCATGTCGTGTTTGTCGGACTGCTATTCCTATGGCAGTTGATCTCGACGATCTGGTTGCAATCCCGATCCGCAAGGACACGGTTCCGACCTTCAACATCACTCTCCCTGATACGGGGAAGGTGCTCACCATGCGTCATCTGCTGGTCGAGGATCAGATGGATATCGAGAAGCAGAATACCTTGCGTAAGCAGAAGCTCGGTGTCGATTACGATGATGGGTTTGTCTATTCGCGTGCGAAGCAGATATGCGAGATCAACAACGAACGAGTCTCTGTCCCACAGGCAGAGGGTCTGGTACAGAAGCTCTCCGCCCACGATATGGCGGCGTTTGAGCAGGGTTTGGCAGACGCCTCGTTCGGGTACGATTTGCGGACTTCTTACGAATGTCCTCATTGCGGAGATGTCAAGGAAGTGACGATTTCGCTTGCCGAAGAGTTCCTTTTTCGAGCACCAAAGAGGAACTATTCTGCAGAAGGTAATGAATCGGCAAGTCAATCTGATTAAGTACGGAGGGTTCTCATTCAACGATGTTGACAATCTGATGAGTGTGAGTGAGCTAGACGCCTACTTTGCTCTTGTCAAACAGTTTGTGAACTACGAAAATGAGAAACGAGCCGAGGCAGTAGAGAAGGCTAGGACGGGACGTAAGCGCAAGTCTTAGTTTACTTTGGTCGTAAGGGGGTTTGAGGGACATGGCAGCAGGCATAAAGCCACCTGTCGGTGGGCCTCAAGCCCCCGTCAATCGTGCAGATCAGTCGGCATCCTTCCTTACGCAGGGAATCGATGCCGGAGCCGCACAGAGCATGTACACGGCTCTGATAGCACTGAAGACTCTTCTGAGTGATGATCTTCCGAATGCAATGAAGAACTTCTCGCCTATTCTGAATCAGATTCAGAAAGACGCAGATGCTACTGCTCAGGCGATCGAGAACACGGCTGCTCGGGCGACTCGTGATATCTCCAAATCTGCCGATCAGTATCAAGCCTCACAGCTATCGCATTGGAAGAGCTTCCGGCAGAGCATGGAGAACATCATCTTGCTTCACGGGGATAAGACGAAGAAGATGATGCGCAACATGTCGGATGAGCAGCGTAGGCTCTACCAGAATCAACTGCAGCAGATGGCAAACGACACCACCAAGCGTACTGATGCTTTGGCAAAACAGGTGTACAACATCCTCTTCCGCACGAGCTATAACGATACCAAGCGAGCATTCCAGATGCAGTTCGACCAGTTCTACGACTTCATGGACAAGAAGTGGAGATTCCAGCAGAAGACCGCTTATGTCATTATGGAGAAATCGCTGGAGGGGATCCGAAAGTTCATCGGGAAGACGGTAGGCATTGTTTCGGATATCCTGAGTACGATTTGGGATGGGTTGAAGAAGGTCGGAGAGTTCATCAAATTCGACATTTTCAAGGCTCTGGGGGATGGCTTACGCAAGGTTTCCAGCATCCTGAAGGCTTTACCGGGTGCTGAACAAGCTCTGAGTAGTTTGAAGCAGGTTCGTGAGGTCATGTCCGACATCACCCGTCGCTTCGGTGTCAACGGGCCGGAGTCGAATCGGTTGCTTGAGGGGTTGTACCGGATCAGCAATCAGTACATCACACTCACGCAGAACGCTACTGCGATGCGGGCCGCAATGGCTGCAGGCTTCCGTGGAGATGTTGTCACTGCCATCACAGCGGATGTGGCACGAATAAGTCAAGCCTACGGGGTTGCTGAGGATCAGGCCGCTGCTACATTTGCTGCGATGCAGCGTACTCTTGGGTGGTCGCAGGGGCAGGGAACACAGTTCTATGCGGCAGCGGATTACTACCTGAACCGTATGGGGCAAGTCTCCGGGGTTGCATCAAACATCAACGACTTGAATGCTTTGCTGATGAACAGCACGGATACGGTTGCCGGGCTGCAATTAGCTTTGGACAATCCCGAAGCAGCACGCAACTTCCAAGGGTTCCTACTCAGCACTTCACAACTCGCTACGCAGGCAGGTGCGAATGTTGGTGGGTTGTGGAACACGATTCTCCAAGGGGCTTCGTATACCAATCCTACAGCCTTGGCGCAAGCAGTGGGTGGCCCCGAAGTCTTCCTCAGTGCTTTGCAGTCCGGTGACGCACAAGAAGCATGGCGGGCTATCATAGATCGTATGCGGCCACTTCTACGCGAGGCATTAGCCGCAGGGACTGAAGAAGAGCGGGCAGCGATTCTACAAGGCTTGTCTAGTCCTTCTGCTTTGGATACCGACATGGCGATGTGGTATCGTGTGATCACGCAGTTTGATGCCATGGGGGCTGAGGCGTGGGATACGGCTGATGCATTCATGGCTGTCGGGGATGGTGTGGACTACACAACTCAGCAAGTGCGGGATTCTCTAACACCAGCAGAGGCACTTGCAAGACAACTGGAGAGTTTCGCCAATAGCATTACCATAGGGAACACCCCGCTTCCTGTTCTGCTCGAAGGCTTGGAGCTATTGGGGGGTCGTCTCGATGTCTTGTCTCAAGGCTTCGGGATGGTGACGCAGGGTATCGACTTCATGTTCGGGCCTCTGGGTGGTGTGTTCACCCCTATTGCATCGTTGGTCACGGCGGTCATGGCTATTGGGGGGATCCTGACGGACTTTTCACCCGAAGAGATGGAATCGTTCGGGGTACTTGGTAGTCTATTCCAGTTCGGGAAGGACACTGTCGAGCAGTACGGGGATCAGATCAAGACATGGCTCTCCAGTATGTGGGATGGTATTCTGCGTTTCTTCGATGGGACGCAGGGGCCTTCACCTTTCCAGCGGCTGATTCAATCGGGTGTAGACTGGATTCAGGCGAATGTACCATGGCTTTTGACGCAGGCTGAGACGATTGTTGGTGAGATCGCTAATGTGCTTACCATAGCGTTCGACCAGCTTACTGATCCATCCAATGAACTTGTTACCACTATGGGAGATACATTCGGCAGGATCCTCTCGACCCTAGCAGATATTGTGGTCATTACTGTAGATGCTGTAGCACCTATTCTTGTGAAGATGTTGGACATGCTGATCAAAGCCTTTGATCGTCCAGAAGTCAAAGCCGGGGTCTCGAATCTGATGGGTGCGTTAGGTGGAGCGTTGGGTCAGGTTGGAGATCAGCTTGCTGTTGTGTTCAATGAACTAGTACCACTGCTCGTGGATGCAGTTAGGACAACCTTTGCGGCTGTGCGCTTGAGTCTGCCGGATGGTGCTTTGACGGATGTAGTGTTGGGTTCAAAAGATCAAGCGGTTAGTACCCTTGTTCTCAACGGTTTGGAGTCGTTGATTCCTGCTGGAGAGCGTGATAGAATGGATGCAGCGTATGCTGCTATGGCATATCGTTCAGGAGTCGGTGAGACCTTCCATAGCAATACACTGGGGTACGAAAATCAGTGGGGTGCTTTAGTAGACCGTGGGTTTAACGCTATGGGTTTAGGCCCCGGAATGCAGGGTGGGGGTTGGATTGAGGTAGCTCCCGGTGAGTGGTGGCGTCCGGAAGAAGGGCTTACTGCGCAGCAGTCGTATGAGCGTTCAAGGGCTCCTCTTGGGGGGTCACCGGTTCTCAACCCGCAAGATACTATTGCCCGAGGAGGGGTTCCTGCATCCTTCCCGCTCAACTACACTCGTGATGATGGCACGCCAGCCGCAGGTCTTCCCGGTTATGGGACGGCGAGAAACAATGCGTCCGGGCAACATAATGGTATTGACCTTGATGCACTGCGTGGGACTCCGGTCTTAGCCCTCGAAGATAGTGTGGTTGTGACTGCTAATTTGGGTGGGGAAACTACTGGGGGCGGAAATGAGTTGTTTTTGCAATCCCTCAGTGATCCTAATCGATACTTTACATTTATGCATCTGGATACGTTGAGTGTTGGTACCGGAGATCGTGTCGCAGCAGGAGATATCTTAGGTACTGTAGGCACGTCGGGGAATGCACCGGAGAACGACCCAATGCTGCACTTTGGTGTATCTTTTGGTGATGCTGATAGTGGTTATGTGGATCCGTTATCTGTCTACAGTGAAGCACAACTTGCACAGTTGTTGGGTAGCAGTTCAGAAGTTCCCCTAGCACCCCCACAAGAGGCCGGAGGTATCATTCTCGATGAAGTGTTAGCTCCGCTTGGGGAGGCCGGGCCGGAGGTAGTGCTACCACTCCCAACGATGGAGCAGATCGCCGCAAAGCAGGATGTAGCTCGTAATGAGATGATTTCCGTGGTGCGGGAAGAGGTGCGCAGACTCGTGGATGCTATCTTCACCGTGAAGGATAGCGTGGAGGGTTTGAAGGAGTCGGATATGGGTGTTTTGCTCGGGAGGGATAGGTAATGCCGATCATTCCGTCTGACCCCTATCATCCTCAGATCCCACAAGCGTCGAACAATGCACACGGCGGGATGTATGAGAGTGGCCATACAACGCAAAACGCTCTGGATGCTGTAGGGTTGGGGAGCATGATCTCCGTAGGGGACTTACCCTTCGTGGATAAGTCTTTGACTACCCTCGGGGTGATCTTCGACTACGAAAACATGTTGAATTTTCAGCGGTTGGTTTTCGTGGAGCCGAATATCCCGGAGACCATCACCGCCAACTACGAAGAAGTGCAGACGATGGGGCGCACAATCCCTCTCTTTGGGTATCGGAATACCTCTGGACGGGAAATCAAACTCACGATTCACTTGGTTGCGGATGTGATGCCTCTCTTGCAGATTACTCAGAAGATCAATTGGTACAAGACGTTTCTTTACCCAAGGGATACTGGTGGGAATCAGCGGCCACCCAAGAAGGTGATTCTAGCTGTTGGAGTCTATACTCTATTGAAAGGGGTAGTGAAGACTGTTTCGGTGTCGTATGACAAGGCACCGCTGGCCGGTTTGAACTTCCCCGGTTTTGGGAATCACGCAAACTTCATTCCCCTTGTGCCGATGTACGCACAGGTTGAGTTGACGATTGCCGAGACTGAAGCGTTTTGGACCGGAGGGCAGATGGATTACGAACAGGCTGAGTTGGATGCACAACTTAGGCTTCCGTTTGCACTGCCAAGTTTCGTTACAGGGGGGCTCCTGTAGCAACATGGACTCCATAAGGGGTCAGAGGAGGAACAGATGGAGATCAGTGTTACGATAGGTGCGACGGCTACTGGACAGACCCCAGTATCTGATGTAGCCTCGATTACAGGGATTGATGCTTGGGCAGTCACAGGCCCAGTAACTATTGCGCACGGGGACAGTGATGTGGAACTTAACATTGCTCCTGTAGATTCGGATGCGGATGTCAAGTTTGTCCTCATCAAGGTGAGTGCCTATCCCGAGACGGTACCCGGTACACCAGATGTATCCTACAAGATTCACGCAGATACAGGAACGCCGATTCCGATGGGAAACTGTCATCTGTATCTAGACAACATGGACCTTGCGTGTGGAGCCGCCGGGTTGGCATTTGACAAGCTCTTCTTCTCGAATGCTCATGCCTCGACGGATGTCACTGTCACAGTCTATGTCGGGTACGTAGCCCTCGCATAGGTTGGGTGATGGCACTCGGGCGTCTGAGTCAGGTTTCGGTACAAACACGTAGCGCGAAGCGTGTTCAGGGGGCACCTTCGCGCTACGCCCAATGCCAGATCGTGACGGAAGGTGGGGTCCAGCGGTTATCCTTCCGCCGGTACGCTGAATTCGATCAGGAGTCCACTGGGGCTACGCAAGTTGGGGTGCTTGCGCCGGGAAGTGAGCATCGGCTGGATTCTATTGCTCGTACCGTCTACGGGGATCCGAGGTACTTCTGGGCTGTGGCCCTCTTCAACCGGTGGGTTTCACTCAACCCCCTGCGGTATGTAAGCGGGGTGAAACTAGCCTTCCCGCCTCTGGTGTACGTTGTAACGAAGATCAGCACTGCGGCATCTCGTTTGTTCTAGCTATTTTGTACTTGTTTGTTTGGGGGTTGTAGATGGGGTCTGTGCTTTACACACCGGATGATAACAAATCCAAGAATCCCCGTCTGCCCTATCTAGAGGTCATTCTCGGAGATATCAACGACCCATCACACATGGTGTTGTCTCGGCCCTCGGGGAGTTCCCCGGCGATCAATGGACCGTCGTACATCACATCTTTCGAGTATCGGAGACGAACGAGGAATTTCAGTGCTGGTGAGTTCACTCTGAACTTGTTCGATCCTACATACGATGTGTTGAATGTCCTGCACTACACACTCAATCAGGATGCGTTGTCTGACGCCCCTCTCGGGAGTATTAACTTCTGTTTCGGGTACTTCGATAACACCGGAGTCTTTCATGGTGTCGGGGTGCCCAATTCTGTGACAGGCTTCGCGTCCTATCTTCGGGGCATTGTCTTGAAGGTGCGGACGAAGGTCTCTCGTAGGGGTTTGAATCTGACGCTGACGGGCTTTGATCTGGATATGACTACTTCAGCGGATTCATTCAGCTACAATGTGTTCAACCCAGAGAGTATTCCTTCAGGCCAGACAGCACACGCCTTTTTCCAGACACAGATGGAGTCGTTGTTTGATGCAAGCGGTGGTGTAGCGATCGAGTGGTCGCCGGAAACATTGGGGCAGGACATACCAGCGACCGAAATCTCTACCTTCCTTGCTTCGGCTCAGTCTACCTACAGGTACCGCAATACAAACACAAACGCAGTTCTATTCCGTAATCTGGCGCAGATCATCGAGGATTTCTTCCTCTCGAAGAATACAGGTGTACGGGTGATTCTCCAAGGGGGGATTTCGGCTAGTGAGTCCAACCCCGCACAAACCTATGTCAAGATCAAGCATATTGCTTCCGATGTGGAGCGCCGGGCGCGGTTCTTTGTTGACACCACGGTAGATGATGAGGGAAGCGGTAACTTTTCGGATGTGGAGTCTTTTGATGTCACGCTCGATGGTTTCACTCCGGCGATGATGGGCTTGGCAGATGCTCGGGCGGAACTATGTGATCCTGAGACACGGGAGTGGCAAGAATCCGAGTTGTCGATGGCTGAGTCAGCACCAGTCACTGTCGGGGATAACGTGCTTGCTCCGGGGTCAGAAGTCAGCCCGTGGCAAACACCGGGGATGGAGAGTGTCTTCGATGCTCAGACAGGGATGCACTATTTGGTGCAGACCGAGACGGATGCTACTCGTCAGTCCCGAGTGATGACAGTGGCGCAGTGGCAACAGATTGTCAAAATGCGGCAGCACAACTTGGGGATCATCCCAGTACAGGCGACAATGCGTCTGCAGTACCCGGAAGCCTCACTGTTGGAGCCGTTCTCCATGGTGGAAGTTTTAACACCAACCCCGAATGGCAGGATGTTCCCATTTGCCGGGGTCTACATGATCACGGATATCAGTTTCTCGTTGGCCCCCGGTGTTTACACCAGTTCGTTGTCTTTGCAGAAAATGGGGCCGATTGAGCGCCCGAAGGAGCCAGCCGTGGAGATGGCTGGAGAGCATGTTGCAGAGAGTAGTGGAGAGTAAATGGTACTTGTAGGTGTGGTAGAGGATACTCAAGACCCCGAGGGTCTTGGGCGTGTTCGTGTGCGTATTCGCCAGCTACACGGAAACATGGCTGTAGCTCTGTTGCCTTGGGCTTGGGTGGGGTATCCGGGGGCTGGGGCCTATGACATGGGGATGGAACTACCTTACCCACGCGGGGCTACTGTGTACGTTATGTTCGAGGAGAATGACATCTCGAAACCGATCGTTTTCGCTGGATGTCGGAAGCGAGTAGCAGAGTCCCAACAATACGGGGAGGTGGGTTCTGAGTGGGGGCCTTCTGATGGTCAGCGTGCGTCCACACAAACCTCTGACCGCCCAGCCGAGTCTACAGAAACTGATCAACCCCAAGTGTTGTTGAAGACTCCGAAGGGTGCTACTATCTATGTGGTGGAAGAGGATGCATTGGAAAAGGTGCGGATTGTTGATCGAGCGGGACAAGTCTTCGAGATGAATAGTCCGGTCTCGGAAGATGCAAACCTCCATAATGCCCAACAGCGTGGTCTTCGAGATGTCATTGATGGTACGCAACTGGACTACAAGACGGATTTGGCAGGAGCAGCATCAATCCGTGCTGTGGACCTTGCAGGCAATATGGTGGAGATGTGGGCAGAGGACGGAGCGGAGCGTGTCCAGATTACCTCCCCGGTCACGAAGAACACACTGCTCTTCGACAAGAATGGTCTCACTCTCACCATTCTTGGTGGCAAGGATGACGGTGGTCTGACGCTTACGATGACTGCAGCGGGGTTGAAAGTAAACGGAAAGTTCCTTGTCACTGAGGAAATGGTTGAGTGGTTGATCAACTACAAGACTTCTCTTACTCAGTCATCACAACCGGGATCCCCTTCCCCGATCTTCCCGGCAGCGTTGTCCGACTTCCTGAATCGAGTAGGGGATTCGATCAATGCTAACGGTGTGAAGACTCAACTGTAGGGAGAGATATGGCATCGTTTCGAGACACGATTTACGACCTGATCAAAGCCAGTCTGCAGAGTGAAGCCTCGGGGCATCAGGCGACTGGGGCTACCCTGAGTGCTATCGAGGCGTTTGCCGGGCGGCTGGCAGATGCAATTGCCAATACAGCGCATTCAGACCTTGCAGGCAAGATCAATGCAGTTTCTTCCGCTGCTCGGGGCTTGGATACGGCGCTCAACACCTTCATGGCCGCTTTTGCTAGTTGGCAACCGAACGGTACACTCGGAGATGCTACTGCATTGAAGGCTGCGTGCGGGGCTGGGGCGGTACAGACGGTTGCTGCCATTAGTACGCTTACCACAGCACTCACGACATTGGAGACTACTATCGCATCATACATCAGCTAAGGAAATGCTGTTGATGCTATACTTTACAGGGGGTGAATCGGGTGGCAGGATGGGCGAGTAGACCAGAAAAACTGTTTCTGTATTTCTATTTCGAGCCTGATACCTATCGGGTGGAAATCCGGAAAGGTACTCGCCATCAAGCAATCGAGTCTCGAATCCGGGTTCTCTGTGGGGTACTGAGCGGGGAGATCCCGATGAGTCCGCTTGTCGGGACACAGTTGCCTGCTCTGGACTTCGAGAAGATGCGTGATTTGCTCCCGTTTCAAGTTGCTCCCGCGATTACAGGGGCTTGTGCGGTTTGCATTCCAGAGATTGTGATTCGGGGCGTAACGGTCGATGAGGACTCAGTTTCCGATCATACTGTGCGGGTGTCCATCACATTTACCTATCGGGAATCTCCCAGCATATCGGAAACGCTGGATGTCTCAATTAGGAACTGGGGGGTACGAGGATGAGTGCGTTTGAGCGGAAAGACTATACAGCTAGGGATTACGATTCGCTCAAGGCGAAACTCATAGCCGACATACAGGTGAAGTACCCGACCTTGAGTCTGGATTTTGCCACGGCTTCGGTGGAAGCGTTGCAGGCAGACTTTGTGCTGTACCCTGCGGATTCTCTACACTACTACATTGATGCTGCGCTCTCTGAGTGTTTTCCAGACACAGCCGTCGAGCGGCAGAATCTTGCCTCTCTCGGGAAGCTCAACGGGTATACCTTGACGGGTCGATCGGCGGCATTGGCGCAAGTGACCTACACTTACACCAAGTTGAATATTGCGGCACCCAACACGGTGACGATCTCGAAGGGGACATCTTTTGCCAGTAAGGATGGTCTGACTTTCACGAACATTCTTGCGCTGAATCTCATAGCAGCCGGTGGGGATTTCAACTTGTATCAGGGTGTGTTCGCTACGGATTCATTCGCGGCGACTTCCTCTCCCGGTCAGCGGTTCACATCCACTCGTCGCAAAGTAGCTCAGAATGTGGCAGTTTCTGTTACAGTTGCCGGGACGGAGTGGACACAGGTATCTGCATTGCTGAATCAGGGGACTGGGCAGTATTACATGGTGCAGTGGAACGGCGACGGCTCCTTCACAATCATCATGGGCGACGGGGTAGATGGAGATATCCCTTCGGGGACCGTGACTCTCGAATACTTCATTACTGACGGAGCGAGTGGTTGTTTGGACATCGGACGCGTAGCGGGGGATTTCAAGCCTCATGCACAGGTCCGTATCGACTACTCGAATGCTACGGCGGCAACGGGTGGGGTAGACGAAGCTGCGATTGAGGATATCCGTGCCGCTATTCCCGCGTATGGGGCTGCACAGGCTCGACTCACAGCTCTTCCCGACTACCAGTCAGCCCTCGAAGCGTATCCGGGAGTGTTATACGCAGCTCTGGAGTACGACCCTGTGCTGCGGCGCTCCATCGCGTACCTGCTTGCTGATGGGTATGGCAGCCTTTCGGAAGACACATTGGCTGAGATCGACCGATACTTCTTCGAGAAGTACCAACTCGGGAACTCGTTGATCTTCAAGAATGTGGAGCACGTTAAGGCTACTGTGGCGTTGGAAGTGGCCCTCGTCAACTCCATGAAGCATGATTTGGCGAGTCGGAAGACATACATTTCGGATATGATCGATCGGTTCTTTGAGCCTCAGTCGGGCGATACCGTGTACAACCGTGTGGGAAAGCCGGTTCGGCTATCCGATTTCTACGAGATGCTTTCCAACATCGAGGGTGTGGCTCATACTACTGTTTCGTGTTTCACTCGGGAACCGCAGATGACGCACAAAACATGGTCGGATGCTACGGGGACAATCTATCTTCCGACGAAGGGGTGGGGGATCCGCCCTGCAGTGGGTTTGACCAAGAAGACCCCGACCCAGAATCGGGCATTGGTGCCGGGTGTTGGTGGGTTGCAAGGTACGCAGATTGCTCAGGAGCAGCGTATCTCTCGTGTGCTGGCATCTACTTCCCGGCTTACGGCTGGGAAGCGGAGTGCTATTACTCGTGTCGCGGGTGGTTCGTATATATCTGACGACTGGCAGCTTCAGCCCATCATTGTTCCGATAGATCGGCTGAAGATCACCCTATCGAATGCCAACCGCAGGTACGCTTGGGGTTCGTGGTACCAAACTCCTACAGGAGAGGTGCCTACACCTTTCCAATCTCGTGATGCCGAAACTGGAGTGGCTACAGCCCACTTCGTTGTGACCCACACCATCGACGGTGTGGAGTACCCCGATTCGGCTGTCGGGTATGTAGGTAAGGTTTTCGAGGTGGATTCAGGAGCCTTCATGTTCCAGCTTGAAGCCACGTATGTGACCCCGGATGACCCAGTGGCCCTGACACAGTACCCACTCACTGTGGATACTACCGTCTACACGCTTTGGAAGTACCCCTACCGTCATTTGCGGGCCGGGGGTGTAAAGTGTGATGTCACTACTACTTTGACTACATATACTCTGACGGATGATGGGTACGGTGGGTTGCTGTCCGAAGGGGTACAAGTTGGGTATATTGATTACGATACCGGTGATCTGCTTCTCACTACCAGTAAGTTTCTTGGGGGAGTAACAGCAGTCCGGGCCGTTATCGCGTATTACTTGTTCCCGAATCGTGCCGGGGAAGTTGCTGAAATCATCTTGTCTCCGTATGTCGGGGATATCCCGGTGGGCAAACAGGAGTTCTGTACTCTATCGGATGTGACGCTAGAGGTCACCTATGAGTAGCATTACCAAGAAGTTTGACTACCTAACAGCGGAGCGCAATCTCGACGGGACAATCAATCTTACCGTGTCCTTCGTTGATAGTGGCGGGTTGTACGACGCGTATGTCATTCGCCGCAAGGAGATCGAGTTTCCCACCTCGGAAACGAATGGGTGGGGGATTGACTCCGGGGCAGTAGCAGGGGGATTGACACTTACTCTTCTTGATGACGAGGGTATTGTTGACGGTGTGGTCTACTATTACACACTGTTCTTGCGTCTTGCGGTCGGGGGTACGTACATCATTGCCGGACAAGCCTACTGTATGGGGTTAGTCCCGGAGTTCACATCGGTATCAGATGATATTGTACCTGATGCTTTACAGGGCGAGAGTACGATCACAGCTCGGGATACAGTTGGGTTTTTCAAGACCGCACTCCTCGATCCAGTCTTCGGTGAGATCGAAGCATTGATCCGCAACATGGTCCCGGATGTGGATCGGTGTGATCCCCATGTTCTTTCCTTTCTCGTGCGTATGTTGGGCTGGTGGCCCTCTCCGGTTATGGAGTTGGGGGCGTTCAGGACGCAGGTGAAGAGTCTCCCCACACGTTTTCGTAACAAAGGGCAGATCGGGGTATCACTGGACCTCCTCGAAGAGGTTTCCGGTGTCACTTGTGGGTTGCATACCTACGATAACAACATCCTGATTTCAAACACCATCGACAACCAGCGGATTTTGGAAAAGACCATCTTTGGTGTTGGAGACGGGGTTACCGATACTTTCACCTTTTCTGGCACTTACCCGATTGTTCGGGGAACCGTGGTGGTCACCAGTAATGGGGTAGACCTTACTGATGACTGTTCGGGGGTACTCCGTACTGCTACGGGGGTTGCCGCCGGGACAATCGACTACGACAACGGTGATCTTTCGGCTGTATTTCCCGCTGGGAGCATCCCACCGAACGGGATCCCTGTTTGGGTGGACATGTATATTCAGTGTAGTGTCTTTTCTCTCACGGACCCGGAGCTGCATACTCGGATGGAGTACATCGGGGATCGCATGATGTATTCGCTTTCACACAATCCAGAACATGCGCAGACTGGCTCACGGTGCAATGTCTATCTATTTCTCCATCTTGAAGTAGGGGAGGAAGGAATCGTTAGCTTTTCGGACTCCTATGATAAACTCATAGTAGATGATGTCGAGCGTAAGACTCGGGTATTCTGGCCGCTAGGACTGGACACCCGCTGGCACTTGATGGATCGTGTCGTAATCTCCGACATCCACGATATAGCTGCGGCGCATCTGCCGCTCGAACAGGAAGCGGGGGTATTTGATGGGAGCTGAGATCAGGGATTGGTATCGTGGTTCACTTTATCGGGGTGACTCACTCCTTGTTCGAGGTGTGTGGACAACGGGATCGACCCCGAGTATAACGCTCACACCGGGTGTGGGTAAGGTTGCTCGGGTGACAGACCTTATCATCACGATGTCTGATGATCTGGACATCTCTCCGAATACGCTTGACCTGTCGGATTGGGGTGGTGCTGCCGTTTCACTGGCGTCGATTCTGGAGGTGACAGCGGTTTCCACCGAAAGCGAAGGTCGCATCATTGATGGGAACAACTATCACTGGTGCAAAATTCATTTTCATCCGTTCCTTGTTTTGGTGCAGGCAGACGGAGATACGTTTACGGTGTCAAATTCTGGTGGGGAGACTGCAGCGATGCCTAACGGGTCTCTGTACATCACAATCGTCGGCCATGAAGTGGCCGCTGCGGATGATTAGGGGGCGATATGGCAGCTAAAGGAACGCCAGAACAGCATCTTTACGGATCACCTGTCTATGCGGGTCGTCCAGTGGATGAGATTGCTATTGAGGTAGTGATTGCAGCAGGGGAGTCGGTATCGGAGACATTCGACTTCTACAACTTCAAGACCTTGAGCTTGGAGATCCCTGCGACTTTCACTGGTGACACGATTACCTTCCTCGGGTCCATGGAGTACACGGAGGATGCTACGCACATGCTGGACTGCTACAACGGTAACAAAGGGGAGATCAATATCAAAGTGGTTCCCGGTTCCATTTGCAATCCTGAAGACGGCCAGCTTTACGGCCTGAAGAATATGCGGTACCTAAAGCTACGTTCTGGCACTTCTGGGACACCTGTTCCACAAGCGGCTGCAGCCACCATCCGTATTTCACGGTTGGGTTAGGAGGATGAAAATGTCGCGTGGGTTGATGTTGATTGCACTCGTCATGTTTGTGTTCGGTTGGTTTTCGAGTTTAGGTGCTGCCGACAATACCGGGTTGCCTCTGTACGATACGGATCGAAACCCAGTCACTACTGGCGTATATCTTGGGGATTCGTTGCCGGGGATTCGGTGGATACAAGTTGACTCTACAGGTGTCCCTATTGTAGCGATCTCTGGGGGAGCCATCTCGATTGATTCCATGCCCTCGATGACTGTGGCTGTAGACTCGATCGTTTACGTCACGTCGATAGGAAGCATAGTCTCTACAGTTACCACACAGGAAGAACGTCTATACCCATACTTCATGAGTGGGATCGTGGACTCTACCATGGTAGATTCACTCTATTCCTTCTACTTCCCTACTGTGTCATTCTGGCTCCGAAATGCATCATCAGCAGACACTTTGTATGCTTCGTGGTGGGGTCCATCATTCCCCAGCAGTTACATCACGATTCCGCCGTTGTCTTCCCTCGGATTGGAGCACATTGCCCGGCCCGACTCTCTGAATGGGCTGTACTTGGACTCTTCCGTGGATAGCCTGCCGTGGGAGCTGATTGTGCTTTCCGACTCTCTATTCGTTCCTGTTGTGCCGTAGGGGGTGAATGATGAAGAGAATTCTTACCGGTTTGCTTCTCATCTTCACTTCTCTGTTCATGACAGGAATGTCCGGCTGGACACCCGCCCCATCAACCGGCGGGGAAACACCTGAGATTCCAGACTCTCTGGGAACAGTTAAGATCGTTGCTGACACCTTGAATTGGACAGAGGCGTTCGGGGGGACCACGACCCTCAGTGGTGGGGTCTGCCTTGTGTACTACCCGGACTCGTCCTACGAGTACCAGCCCTTCAACGGGGGGTCGTCCTATCAGTGCCCCGGACTCTCGCATATCTACTCCAATGTCTACGTGAGTTCAGGCTTCAAACTGACGCAAGTGACCATACGTCTGAACCTGAGTGCTGCACGAACCTTCAACTTCCGAGTGTATGGTACTGAGAATTTGGGTGGAGGAGCGGCGCTGTTTGATTCTACTGTTTCGTTGGATGGGGCAGCTTACGACCAAGAAATTACATGGTACCCGGACTCGCTAGAAGTCTACAACGACAGCATCTCAGTCGAGATTGAGGACGAGTGGGGGCAGACATTCTCGCTGCCATACGATTCCGCAGCAACCCCGATATCGAGGACATACGCGAAGGACTTCGAGGGAACCTTCTCCCCCATAGAGAGCATCGATCCATCTCTCTACATCAGCGGTATCGAGACTTCTCCGGCCACAGTTCCTGTCGAGGTGGGCTACATTGGTCGAGTGATGGGGGGCTTCTTCGATCTCGGTGTGTACATACCGAATCTGCAATCTGATACCCTGTCCGTTGGCGTTTTCCAGCCAGCGAACATCGTGAACGACGGGGGTAGTATGTGTTCGGAGGGAATCTCCGTACTAACCGATACCTGCTTCACTTCTTCGGGTGATATGTTTGTTGTGATCAACGGTTTGATTACTGAGTTTACGCCAACGCCATAAAGGGGTTGTAGATGTCAAAGTGGCTTTGTTTGTTGATGTGCGGCGCAGCCTTGGTGTGGGCTGCACCTCAAAACAACTCAATCCAGCAGCAGAGTTCATGGAATGGCTGGGGTGGGCTTGTTGACTGGAGCTTCCGAAGCCTACGTATAGGATTGGCTCTACAAGACTCTCTCCTTGAAGATGGATGGCTGCTCGCAGACAGTATTCTAGTGACTTACTTGGAAGCCGACTCACTGCACGTAGAACAGTACGGGTCTGTCACGTTCAGGGCAGTCACTGACAGGATATGGGGAGTGTGGGAATGAAAAAGGTTCTATATACTCTTCTTTTCCTAACTTCTGCAGCTATGGCTCTTACTATAGTAGAGCTTACAGCTTCTCATACCGGCCCTCAACCCTATCCTCAGATATGGCAGGGACAGGTTGATGATACGGTGATGGTTGCGATTCCGGACTCTGTGACCAAGATTTTCATGATGGGTAACGAGGTTCAAGTTTGTGTCGTTGGGGACTCGATAATGTGGGTGTGGTCAGCATCGAAACGTACTGTCCATATCGGGGCAGAATGATTGATGCTGGTGTGCTTGTCAAGATACACTTCAACAGATAGAGAGGTAGGCTCCGTGTAGCCTAGTAGGTTTCAACCATGAATACCAGAGAGGTGTGTACAAACGTGAAGGGGCTAACAGTAACTCTGACTCTCTTATTGCTGTTGGGTGTATTCATGGTCCCTGTGGCTTTTGCTCAGTCGGAGCAACCGGGGGCAAATTCGGCGCTTGCTGTGTCACCGGGGATGTCTATCACTATTTCGTTAGTGACTCTCGTGAACATCTTGTTGACTGCTGTGAGTGTGGGGATGTGGATTCAGTCGCAGAAGGAGCACAACAAGGCTCTGAAGAAGTTGTTTGATCTATCAGATGCACACGGAGACCGGCTGCTTGCTTTGGAGATGGATGCTGTAGGGAGAAAGCCTCTTGAACAGTGTACGCAGCGGTTTCATGCTATCGAGGAGGTTCAAAAGGATTGTCTGTTTCCGAAACTCGATCCGAGTGAGTTTGTGCGTAAACCTAGCTCCGGTCGGTAGTGTCTGATGCTATACTTCTATGCCGGGTGCGTTGGTCATGTGAGTGGGGTATCCCACTAAGAAGGGGGAGACATGCGTAGGTTTCTAGGGTTGATGTTGTTGGTTATGGCTGTGTCTGGAATTGCTCTGGCACAGGAGGGGCGTTCGTTCGAGGGTGTTACAAAGGTTGACACCATCATAGGGCACCTCGGGATTTTCGACTCTCTGCGTGGAATATACTCCAAGTGGGAGATCGCTACATCTGGGGACACAGTTGAGGTTTCGGTTCCGGGTCTGTTGGAGGTTGATGCTGGTGATGGTCTGATTCTCACTGGCCCGCTGAGTCTGGACACTCTGACGGTTAGCAATTGGGTCGATGCAACACTCGGTCTCTTCGGTAGTGTACAGGTGGATACCACGATCTCTACAGACTCTCTGTATGCTCGGGATGCTTTGATTACGGATATCAGGGCAGATTTGTGCAGTGTAGATAGCCTGATCACTTCCCTGTTTATGGATGTAGGCAGCTCTCTCACTACGGTGAACCTGACTGCTACTGGTACTGTTGATCTCGGTGGTGCCACGGATACGCTGACTTGGATTTGCTTGAGTCCTGCGGATACGGTTCGTGCTATCATCATCGACGGTTCCATCCGTCTCATTGATCTGCCGTAAGTAGTGTCGGATACGGGGGGGTGCTCAGGCACCCCCCAACCCTTCGGGGGTTGTACTTGGATTACTCACATTCCTTTTGTTCTGTGGGGGCTTCACAGTTTCTAGCGTGGATGTACGGAGGCCGTGACATGCACGACCTCTCACCATATCTTGCTCTTGGTGTCGGGGACGAAGCGTGGGATACGACACCCGTTCCTGTTTCTACAGATGCCACTGCACTGACGAGTGAGTTCTATCGAGTCCCCCCCAAGCATTGGATGTCTTTGGATACTACGTTGTACGATTTAGGCAAGATTCTCTATTCAGCTACGGATACGGAAGTCTATCGTTTTGTCGGAGAGTTTGATGGCCGGGTTCTTACCCTCTACAAGGAGAGTGGTATCTACATCCGAGAATATGGCCTGTTTGTCAATGCTTCCTCGGATCCGAATTCGGGTTTGTTAGTGGCCGTCGTTAGACATTCCCGGTGGTGGTGGAGTGCCAATATGTTCCTGCGGCGTGAGATGATTCTCGACGTTCGGGGTTAGAAGGGCGGAAATATGGCTGATGTCTCTGCATCGCTTTTCAATAAGGCCAAGAACTTCATTTGTGGCATTTTCCAGCAGGGGAAAGCACCCATCGATTCGGATATCAACGATTCGCGTCAGTCGCTTTTCAGTCACATCGAGGATTTGGGGCGCGTGGTTGGTGTGGAAGGATGCATTGGCACCGGGTGGCAGGTCATTGCTTGGCCCTCAATCCCGGCTAACAACTTCGGGCTGACTGCCGGGTATGCTTGGCATCAGGGGCTGCGTTGCTATCTCGCAGAGACTTCAGGGCGAAGGCCGGATACTGGTACGGTCTCGAACTTGAATCTTTCATCTGTAATTTCGTCCGTACAGGCGTTGGTGTTGGCTGATTTGCGGGCGAACTTCACCATTGACGAACATATAGGCAAGACTTTGGCTGTCTGGAGAAAGACAGGTGGCCCGGTCTTGACCTACACGATTACCACGAATCAGGCTACGACTATCACAGTCTCTCCCGGTGACGACATGCTTAGTGACGGGATTTCCGAACTCGACCACTACTGCATTCTCCCCAGCACGCCCGCTGGATCAGACCGAACTGATCTCGTGGTGTTGAATGTGTACACGGACGAGGTTTCTTCGACGGAAGACGAGTCGATTGCCCATACTATCGGTGGGGTGTACGAAGGAGAGCGTCGGCTAAAGATCAGGACCGTCGTTGAGGTCGTTGAGGGGGTTGATCCTGCGGCACCGTTGTCCAGTTTGCCTGCCGATTATGTGGATATGCTGGGCAACAGTCACTCGTATCTGGCGTTGGCGACGATTGCTCGTTTCGTTGGGGTTACTACAATTTACACAGCTAACATCACTGATCTTCGCACCCCGTTCTATGCTCTGAATCAGTACCTCCCACTTGCGGGGGGTACGATGCTTGGTGACATCGATATGAAGGCACAAACGATTACAGGAGATGCCGCTGAGATAGACTTCGATGCCGGGGATGTAGTGGTGGACAACGATGTTGTGGCAGCACAGCATGTGGTTGTGGACAGTGATGGAAATGAAATCGTTTATCTTGACTGTTTGAACTCCACAAGTTTCCCTCCCGTACCAGTTGCGCAGATCCGATCTCGTGCTGATGACGAGTTGGCACGTATCCAAGCCAAGTATCCTAAAGACTCTGATGACCTTACAACGAAAGAGTATGTAGACGAAAATATCAATTCGCATACGCACTCTCAGTACCTGACCCGTGACTCCATCAACATGAATTCGATCTCGAACCTCACGGATTTGTGCGAGCTGGCTTACGGGGCAGGGCATACCTATCTGGCGACCACCGAATATGTAGATTGGGCACATGGATTGGCAAACCCATTTCTGCGTGTTCAGGTACAGTACAGTCCGACAGGTGGGACATTCCCCGATATGTGGGTAGACGCGACGGGCGTGCTGGACTGGGCCATCGTGGACGAGGACACGATCCGTATCTTCAACGGGAGTGCCACAACGATTGCCGGAAGTCGGATTCGTGTGTGTGCGATGTTGGTTGACTTCCAGTTGGATTCCTATCTCGAAGACACTCTGATTAGTGGACTGTTTACCGAGAAGATAACGGTTTCTGTTTCGTAGGGGGTTGAACATGACGGTTCAGATTAAGGTGCGTAAGGGCAGTGTGCGTCCCATCCATGAGGCGAAGGATGCCACACCGCAAGCTCAGACTGTAGAAGGCCTCGAAGCTCTAGCTGAGGCAGAAGGCATTGACCTCGGGGATATCTCGCGGGATGAGTTGCTGGTTGGTATCGGTGTGGA